ACGTTCCCGATGGTGGCCGTTCCCGCTGGCAGGGCGCTCGCCACGTCCACGTCACCGATGTTGGCGGTGCCTGCGGCCAGCTTCCCTATCTGCGTTGCGCCAGCGCCAAGGATGATGATGCCGACGTTCGCCGTTCCCGCCGCAAGCTTTCCGATCTGGGCCGTCCCCGCTGCCAGCTTGCCGATGGCGGCAGTTCCCGCATTCAGGCCCACCTTGCCGATGCTGGCCGTGCCTGCCGCAAGCTTTCCGAATTGGGCAGCGCCCGCGCCCAGCACGACGACGCCGATGCTCGCCGTGCCAGCGGGTAGGGCGTCCACGATGGCCACGGGCAGGCCCTGAGTGCCATCGACCTTGCTGAACTCGTTGTCGCCGCCGTAGACCAGCTTGACCCATTGGTAGTGCTCGGCGGTGCCGTTCTGGTCGGTTGCGACTACCGCGCCGCCCGTTCCGGCATCAAGGGTTACGTTGTCGGCCATCTATCCCACCCCCATCGTCAGCAGAGAGTAGCGCCGGGTGTTGGCGGGTGCGCCGCCGTCATCGTTCGTGAATGCCAGGTCATCGACCACCGCCGTGGTGCCGTTCAGCCCCGACGAGACCCAGATACCCGCATAGCCCTGCTTTTGCTGAAGAGCAGCGTTGATGGTGCTGTCGAATGTGATCTGTGGCCCTGGTTCTGCACCATCCCACACCGTACAGTCGATAGCGCAGGTCGTGGCCGCGCTCGTGGCAATGACCATCTTCAAGGTGCGTGGAGGGCCAACGAGGTTCACTGCCACTGAGGCCAGCTCATTCGCAACCCCGTCCACATATTCATGGAGTCGCGTGTCGTTGCCACCCTGCGCGATGTTGGTGAAGCGAAAGAAGGTATCGGTGTCGTCTGTTACCACCCTGGCAACAAGCTCGACCTCGTTCCTCACGCCCGAGTTGGTCGCGCCCTCGGAGTTGACCAACGTGACTGTCTGGTCTTCCGCGCTTTCGGAGGTCTGATGCCAGATGTCGTGCGAGGAGTAGCTGCCGCCCGCCGTGTCCCCTACGGCCTGCCCCTCGTTGCTCAACACGTCGAAGGTCGAGCGCCCGTCCGTGCCGGAGATGTGCACCTTGGTCAGCGGGTGGTTGGACAGTGCGCTCCACAACGTCCCATCGTTGTCGGTGAAGTCCGTCGTGTTCGTGCCACGGGGCTTTTTCAGGGGCTCGGTGCGAGGGCGGAGGATACGGTCAAGCTCCGTGTCCTCGGGGTAGTCCGCACTGATGCGCTGAAGCTTCAGATCAAGGGAACCACGGATGGCCGTGCGCGCCCCTTCAGGAGTGTCCCCAAGCAGGCTTACCCCACTGGAAGCTTCAAGGTCGGTGAACACGCGCGCCACGTCGCTGGTCACGCGGATGACGACCTGGCCGGATGCCGAGTTGGGTGTCACGGGGTCATCAAAGACGCGCTGGTAGCTGAGACCTCCGCGCGGCTTCGCCATAACCTCCAGGTCGTAGATGTAGCTCGCCCGGATGGGGTCGTCGAAGGCACCCGTGCCACCCTTGGGGACAGCGTAGAAACGAGTGGTCATCTCGTCTTGCCTTCCAGCGTGCCGACGCGGGACTCCATCTGCCGCTGCCAGCGCTCGGTAGCCGCCGCGCGCTCGTCCTCCCGCTGAGTATGGCGATGAAGGTCACCCCGCAGATCACGGATGCTGGTGTTGTTCGAGCGTACAGTCGCCCACACCGTCCCAGCGCCGAACACGACAGCGAGGATGTTCGCGCCAATGAGCCATTCAAGCACTTCCATCCTCTACCTCACCAACGTGTTCGTTCAGCGCCGCGACCGCCTGCTCCAAGGACCCCGCCTCAAACCGCTCCCCACACCAGCAGTAGGCGATGAAGGTCTCCTTCGCATCGCCGTTCCTCGCTCGCCGGAAGCCGTGCTCTACGTCCAGTCCCATGCCACGCCCGCCTTCAGCATCTCCCGCGCGGCATTCAGATCGGCCTCGCTCACCTCGCCCCGGTAGTAGGCGGCAACGACCACCTCGCCGTCCGCACGCTCCTCAGCCACCACCCAGGCCGTGGGGACGAACCGCCGCATCTTGGCCGACAATTCCTGCTCCCTGAAGCGCACGGTACCCAGGCGACTCCGAATGACGTGGACGGCCTGGTAGGTGCCCAGCTCCTCGGCCACCGCTGCCGCCAAGTCCTTGGCGTCGTCCGCCGTCTTCGCCCATGCGAGTGGCCAGCGCATCAGGCCACCTCCTTGTACGAGAGATGTCCACGGACATTGATGTTGGCCGAGAGGTTGATACGCAACGCCTCACCCGCAGTCGTCTCGAACAGCCCCGCGGTCGCCGCAACGGCCACACCTTCACCCTCAGTCCCGTGTGTCATGGCACCCGTCAGATCGCCCGACTCGTCGGTGAACTTCACGTCCACGGCCCCCTCCACAACGTACGTGTAGGAGAGCACCCGTAGCTTCCTGCCCGTCACCGCCGAGACCACGGAGGTGTTCCCCGACATCGACGCGCTGATGGTGGCGAACTTGACGTTGCTCTCAGCATCCGTCGCACCACCAACGATGCGAACGTGGCTCTGTGCGGTCACTTCAACCCCTCCGCCAGCATGTGGACGACGGCCAGGTGCGCGTCCTCCACCGGCCCGTACTCCTCCTCCGGCAGCACCACGGAGGCATTGCAGAGCATCCGCGCCTCACCTCCGCCGAAGCCCAAGAGACCTAGCCTAACGCCATCAAAACCTTCTAGGGCACAGAGGACGTTCTCGGACTTTCCACTGCCGCTGATGACGAACAGCGCGTCACCTGCCCGCCGCAGCGTTCCGGCCAACCATGCGGGTGCCTCACGGTAGGAGCAATCATTACTTATGGCGGTCAGCCAGGCGTTGTCCCCCAGCAGGTCGAATGCCCGTACTCCCGTGTTCCTCAGATGCAGCACAAGGTGCGCCGCCGTGGCCTGCGAGCCACCATTGCCGACCACGTACACCGCCGCGCCGTCCTCCCTGACAGCCTCCAGGTAATGGACGAGCGCAGCCACCTCAGAGACCTTCACGGCCCCCAACGCAGCCTGTGCGCGTCCCTTGTAGGCGGAGAGGGTGTCGGCAGTCGTCATCATGCGGGTGCCCCCTGCTTGATGATGTCGAAGGTACCCACGATTTCGTTCCCGCGAAGCGAGGCATCTCGGATAGTCTCAAGATGCCAACCATCAACAAGAACATCGGTCAATGCACGCAGGGCATCGTTCATGGTGAGGGTGTTCTTGACAAGCCAAGTATCCGGGAGCAGCGTAATCAGGCCAATCTCACCTGAAGCACCCACCAGGAGCCCAATCGCCGGAAACAAAGGGGTCTCGCCAATCCTCAATGCGTTGAACTCAAACGTGATGTTCATGCCAGCAGCCTCGCCATGAACTTCCGTAGCACCTCTGGGTTGACGGGCCGCTCGTTCCCCAGCGTCTCGCATTGCATCGCCGCGGCGCAGGAGCCGATGAAGGCCACGATGTCAGGCTCCACCCCCGCCGCCACCAATGGCGCGGCCAGGGCGAACAGCGCATCGCCCGCGCCCACCCGGTCAACCACGTTGACAGCGAAGGCCGGTGTGTCCTCACCAAAGTTGCACCCGTCCTTGCCTCGCGTCAGCAGCACCCGTGGCACGTTGGTGGGCTGCCAGCCATGCGTGACGGCCAGGTCGTACTCCGGCCCGTCAAGGCACACGAAGTCCGCCTCGGGCCAGCGGGTCACGAGGTTCCGCCCGTAGTTGGCCGAGTTCGTCTGGCAGTTCACCGCCAGGAACCGCGCCTGCTCCAGCGTCTTCCGCAGCCTGTCGTCGAACAGGCCATGCCCATAGTCGGTGACGATCACGAGGTCGTAGTCACCGCACGCCCACAGCCGCTCGGCGTCGGCGGCACCAATGGTCAGCGTGTCGGGGAAGCGTTGGACGGAGAACAGTTTGCGCCGCTCGTGCCGCTCCACGAACCGCTCCTTGATGATGCCCTCCTGCTGGTGGATGACGTGGCACTGCTCCACGAAGCCAGCAAGGTGCCGCCGTACCGCCACGGCACCCCCCGCATGGTTCACGGCGGTCTCCGTCTTCTTCACGGACAGGTGGTGCTCACGCGGGGACTTGGCCAGCGTATCGACGAAGGTGTAGCGGTCGATGATGTACTCGCCCACCACCAGCACCTTCATCGCAGCGATACGGTCGAGCGCGGCGAGGATATCTCCCGCGCTCCGGCGCTGCCGGTAGGCGTCCAGCCAGCGTTCCGTCCCCTCCGGGTAAGTGGCGAACGCACGGTTGCCCACACGGGACGACGAATCGACCGGCGCGGAGGTGAAGCGCAGTTGCGCGCCCACGGCCCGTGCCGTCACGCCTTCCTCTGGGAGAATCCCTGTTCCCTCGTAATCGCCCCCCTTCACGAAGTAGGCAGGGCGGATGGCCTCCAGGGCTTCCCTCGCTGTCGCGGAATGGCTCACCACCACGTAGTCCACGCAGGCAAGCGCGGCAACCTGCTCAGCGCGTTGACGTGTAGAAAAGACGGGACGCCCCGGACCCTTGTTCACGTGCTCGTCGGCGGTGACGCTCACCACCAGCACGTCACCAAGCTGGGCCGCTTCCCTCAGGTGGGCTATGTGGCCGGGGTGCAGCACGTCGAAGACCCCGTGACACAGCACGACCCGCTGGCCCTCCCGCAGCGGGAGGAAGTTGTCGATATCAGCTATCTTCCAAGGATGGTCAACCATCGTCACACCTTCACCCCACTCACGATGGCGTACTTGGTGTCGATCAGCACGTCGTCCTCCACGAAGGTGGCCCGGTAGCCTTCCCGCACCGCCTCCGGCATTCTCCGGTAGCAGTCCATGATGTTCGTGACGCTCTCCTGGCCTATCGCGCCGTTCTCCAGCCAGTTGCGCACGCTGCTCTGGCGGATGGTGTACGTTCGCGCGGTCACGCCACGGAACCCCGCCCGCACAAGCAGGCCAGCCAGCAGGGGCACAGTGATGGTGAGGCGGGCTTCCTTCTTCTTGAAGACCTCCGTGTACCAGGGAGCGATGGCGTCGGTCGTGGGCACCCCTTCGGAGACGATGAGCCGCCCGTCTGTGCGGAGCACCCGGTGGCACTCGCGGACGGCGGTCTCCATCTCGTCGTCCTCCACCAGCCCGTGCAACACCATCCGGGCGAACACCTTGGAGAAGAACCAGCGGGGGTAGGGAATCGCCCGGATATCCCCTTCGGCAAACTCCTCGTTGTACCGCTTGCCCTCTCCCGCGATGTGCAGCATCTCAGGTGAGATGTCGAGCCCGATAACCCGCTCGGCCTTCAGGGCAGCAGCGTGGGCGATGGCACCCGTCCCCGTGCCCGCGTCCAGCACGAAGTCATCCTCGCGCAGGCTGCCCGCCTCCAGGATGGCCCGCAGGTAACCCTTGTGGCGCGGCCAGGTGAGATTGCCGTAGTCCTTGGCCCGCTCCGCCCAGTGATCGCGCTCCATCTCCTTCTTGATGAGGAGACTGGGGTTGTTCAACTCCTGGAGGTTCTGTTCCTTGGGAGCGATGGAGGTCATCTCGTACTCACATCCTTCCTCCTTGCAGCGATAGATGGTGACGTGCCGCGTCCGCTTGTACTCGTAGACGGGGCCGGGGCAGGGCTCTCCATTGCGTTGGTGGTACTGGAACGGGATGTGGTAGAAGGCCCGGTGGCCCCGCGCCAGCGCCAGCACCTCGATGGGCGTGTCCAAGTCCATGTAGCCCACAATGCCCTGCTCGTTCCAGTAGTTGTAGTCCTTCCCCTCTTGGTGGAAGCCCTGGAACACGGGGTGCTGGATGCGCTTCAGCGCCTCCACCTTGAACATGAAGGCGCTATGCGCTGCCCAGGTCAGTTGCATCAGCCCACCGGATAGGGCGTGATCTGCGGGGCTGGGGCCGTAGCACAGCCACTCCACGGGGTCGAAGGCCGGGTAGGTGAGGCGCGGGACAATCAGGTCGCAGTCGTGCTGGAGCAGACGGCCAAGCATGTGGGGAGGGAACTTGGCGTCGTTGTCCGCGATGAGCAGGTAGTCGTAGCGGCACGCGATGGCCAGGTTGACCGCCGTGTTCCGCATGGAGGTGTGCCCACGCAGGCGCGCCCCGTCCACCGTGGACGCCTTCTCCTCGTCCGTGATGAGGTCGGGGATGAAGACGGGTACGGCGGCACAGGCGTCCGTCGCGCACATGGCCAGGGTATCGTCCAGCGTCGTCCGCCCGTCGTTCCCGTAGGCCATCGGGTACGGCCCCATGATGGCAACGAGCACGGTGGGCAGCAGCCCGGTGGGCGCGACAGGTGCCATGCCCACCGGGACACCCTGGAGTTTGTCCGGTGCGAGAGCCGGAGTAACCATGGCCTTACCGAGCGATGGTCAGGAAGATCAGGCTGTACTCGGTGGTGGCCGCGACGCTCTCCACGATGCCGACTTGCGGGAACCCTTTGTCGGTCGAGAGGGCGGAGGCCGTGGCCCGCGCCCGCACCGCACCGTCCGAGGTTGCGCCCGTACCCTTCGGGAGAACGAGCTTGCCCAGGATGACCGTGCCAGAGGTCAGCACTGCGGCGGAACCCCAGGTCTGGCACCAGAAGAACTCGTTGTCGGCAATCTCCGTGGGTGCCACACCGAGCGGGATACCGTCGATGTCGGTGTTATCGTACAGCTCGCAGTCCAGGAACTTGTTGGTGCGAAGGCCGATCTGGCTGCTGGTGGTGAGGGCTTCGGCAATGCTGTCGTCCTCTTCCAGTGTCAGGTTGCCGGTGGCGGTGGTGGTGATGGCAAGGTTCGTCCTGATGACGTACGCGTGCCCCTCGCCGTCCACGTCATTGACGAAGACCAGGCCGTCCTTGAACGCGTCTGCCGCGATGGCGGCACCGGCGTTGGTGAAGTTGATGGCGGTCGCGCCCACCGCAGCCGCAGCCGCCACCGCCAAGTCCTTGATGTGGCTGGAATGGGTGTGGTCTTTCTGCATGACCAGCTTGCCAGCGCCGATGACGCCGTTGGCCTTGGCGTAGTAGAAAACCCGCCCATCGGGCAGCTCCATGCGGGTGCCGAGCTTCTTGGCACCCTGGGCTGTCCGAGTGACCTTCTCGTCCCCGAACTTGCCGTAGATCGTGTGCGGAAATGCCATCGTTCGTTCTCCTTCTGACGGGCTCGCCGTCCCGCGATGCTCTGGTCTTTCCCTGGCTTCCGCGCCCCCAGAGTATCGACTGGGCGCGGGCCTTCTCGTTATGCCGCCACGGGCACCTTGGGATGTACTGTCCTTGAATGGATGCTCATGGCACCCAACGCCTTGCCCCTCGTCTCCGCCGTCTCCACGTGGCCGCAGTGCTTGCACCGCACCGTGGCCTTCGCTGCTTCCTCAGCCGCCTTGGCCTCAGCGACGCTCGCATTGACCACTATCGGTGTGGGCTTGGCATCGGGCTTCACCTCACCAGCGTTCACCGCCTGCACGACGCCCTGGGGCCGCACGGCATCGGGGTCGGCTATTCCGTGCCCGCGCATCCAGGCGTCGAACGCCTCCGGGGTCATCTGCTCCCTGCACAGACACGGGTTGAGGATGCAGACGCCCCGGAAGGGCCAGTCACGCAGCCCACGAAGGGTCAGGCGGGCCTTGTGGTCGGGGTGAACGGGCTGGTTCGGCACCGCCTCCCCACAGGCCCGCAACACCTGGCCCACCTCGTTCATCCAAGGCTTATGGCGGTACATCGTGCATTTGCCCTGGGTATGGCGCATCGCCTCGGGGATGGCGTACCCCGCCGTCTTCAGTTGATTCTCGACTTCCCGCCTTCGCTTCAAGTCCATGCTGTTCCCTACGCCGTCAGGTTGGTGGTCGGGGCGTCTGCCTTGAAGTTGAGCGGCGCACCCTTGGTGTCGTCCAGCTCGAAGACTCCGTAGTCGGCCACCATGTTGATCTCCCATGCCCGCAGCGAGGCGTCACGCTGGCGCTCGGTGCCGAAGCTCTTGGACTTCAGCACGACCAGCGCGTCCTTCTGGGCGAGCACGCCAATGGCCTGGCCGGAGGCCACCGCGATATTGCCGTCCTCGAACAGTGCCACGCCGTTGAAGGTGCGCCCCGACCAGAACTTCCGCAGCTTGTCCATCTGGAACTCGTCAGGGAAGTTGTTGGTGGCGGAGCCGATGGCGGTCGTGGAGCGCACGAACTCGTAGACCGCGTGGGGGTGCTCCACGGCATAGGTGGGATTGAACGGGTTGCTCGTCTTGCCCCGCCCGGTGGCGATGGCACCAGCGAAGTTGGAGGCATTGAGCAGAGCGTCCGTGCCACCGTAGGCCGTGCCGCCGTTCAGGTTGGTGTACAGCGCGGTCACGTCGTCGTCCTGCTTCCGCGCCGCCCCGTCGCCAAGCTGCCGCCCGATCATGGAGAACACGCTGGGCTGTGACTGGCGGACGAGCTTGTCCGTGACGATGACCTTGGCGCCGACCTCCGCCGCCGTCAGGTCAACGGTCGTCATGCCGATATCTTCCGTGTCCACCATGTCCTCGCCGTCCACGAGGTCTTGGAACGTCATCTGGCCCACCTTGGGGACGGTGACGGTGGACGCGCCGCGTTGGAGGCTCATCGACTCGATGAGGGCCAGGGCAGGCGCGTTGTGCTCCTCGGTGTACCGCACCGCCGCGATGATGGTGCGCTGCGCTCTCGCAAGGTTCCCGCTGGTCGCTGTCTGTACCATCTGTGTACTCCTTTACCTAGAGACCCGTTGCCTTCTTGGCCGCTGCTTCGGCCTTCTCATCACGAGCGCCCATGTTGTAGCGCTCAAGGTTTGAATCGAAGTCGTCACGCGGGGCGGGCGTCGAGCGTCCGTTGTCGAACTTCTGGCCTGGCGGCACCTGGGCCGTCTTGATCTTGTTGACCTCTGCTTCGAGGTTGGCGATGCGGTGCAGGTCTTTGGCCTTCTCCTCCATCGCCTTGGGGGACTCGTAGCTGTAGAGCACCTTCGGGTCCACGCCGTACTGCGTCCCGTAGTGGAGCGCAGCGTTGAACCGGCCCTGCTCGTTCATGCGGGCAATCTCGACCTGCCGCTGCGCCAACTGGGACTGCTCATAGAGCGAGCGCTGCTGCCGTGCTATCTGCCGCGCGGTCTCGGGAGGCACGCCCTGGTTCTCGTACGCGGCAACGGTCTCGCGCTCCCACTCGTCCTGCCGCTGCCGTTCCTGCTGCTGCCGGAACTGCTCCACCTGCTGCTCGGCCTGGTGCAGGCGCTCGCGCTCGGCCTCACGCTCAGGGTCGGGGGTTACAGGAGCGGCGGCGGACTCGGAGGGAGGAGGTGGCCCGTCGTCCGCCGCCGCAGAAGGCTGGGGAGTTTCGTCCCCAGTCTCCGGTGTAGCTGGCTCAGGAGGGGTCTCGCCGTCACTTGGCTCCGGCGTCTCCGGCACCTCAACGTCGTCACCCGCCACCTGTGCATCGACTCCGGGTGGCGTCTCGTCCTCGATTTCAAGCTCGTTGGCGAACTTGTCGAATGCTGGGTCGCCGGTCTGGACTAGCTGCTGATTTGCCATGAGACCTCTACGAGACGGCGTATGGCATGTTGGCGAGTCTCCACGCCTTTGCTGCCATCGCGGCCTCACTCTCAGAATCGAAGTAGCCGATGTGGTACTTGCGCCCAGCCATCTTGCAGAGCCCCCGCCACTTCCCCTTAGCCTTGTTCCAATAGACCCCGCGATACGCAGAAGTAGACCCTTGGTGGGAGCAGTTGTTTTGCAAGTTCTCCGCGTGGCTCACAATGCGGAGATTGGAGCGACGGTTATCAAGGCCATTCTGGTTGATGTGGTCAACTTCTAGCCGTTCGCTCGTTGTCTTCCCCACTGGACTGAGCCCAAGGACTTCCCTGTGCATGAGGACTTGGTGCCCCTTGGTCTTCATCGCCTGTGCGTAGCAACTGCGACCGCTACGCAGCACGTGCCATCGGAACTGCAAGACGGCTGGGGCGTCAGCCGCATCTACCAACGCGACTCCTGCTACCGAGCCATCCCTGTGCTTCAGGACAATTTCTACCGAGTCCACTGTTGGAAATCTCCCAGAGACGAAAAAGACGCCCCTTTACGAGGCGTCTTTCGCGCACGATTCCTACTAGATATGCGGTTGTGACGTTAGCGTGCCACGATAGCTATGGCGATGTCAAGCGGCGCGGGGGCGCTTGAGCCCTTCACTCCCTCCCGATGCGTTCTCGCCGCTGCTCGTCTGTCTCAGCCCAATATGTCGCCGCACATGCCGCAATGGTGAAGGCAAACAGCGCAAGCGCGAGTCCGTCTAGATATGGGTTAGCCGGAGCTATCACCATATATACCGCGAGGATGAGGGCGAACAGCGCAAGTACGACTAGTCTCAGTCTCATATGGCCACCTCCATTGAGGATGGTTTACTCCGCCCTGGCCACCACGTCAACACCGTTCACCCGTACGATGGTCACCCATCGCTTGCAGCGTGGGCAGGTGTTCCCATACGTCCCTTCGAGCGCTTCGCCCATCTTCTTGCCACAGTGGGGACAGCGGATGTCCTGCCGTTGGACGGTCATCGTCATCGGATGGCCTCAAGGATGCGCTGACGGCGCTGGTCATCCGTCTCGCCCTGCTGCGTAGGAACCTGCGGCTGTTGGGTTGGTGGTTCTCCGCCGTCGCTGTCAAACGCCTGTATGCCGACGCCATAGAGACCTGGCAATGAGCGTCCCACCGCTTCAGGCAAGCCGCCAGGATTCCAAGGGTCGCCGGTCTCCTTCCAGACCTCGTACACATCCTGAAGGAACAGCGGGATGACTCTTCCCAACGCCTCGTCCGCTGGCTCCAACTCATCACCCAGGAAGCTCTCGCCTGTTCGGGCGGCAAAGATGCCAGATGCGGTCGGGGAAAACTTGCTCTGGACGAACCTCCCGAGCTGCACCCAGATCGCATCCGCCTTGCCGCCGCCTGTGAACCGCTCCAGCGGGAAGACCTCTCCCGTCTTCAGCGACTTCCCCTGAAGCGTCACGGTCTGGTAGAAGCGCCTGACGATAGGCTGAAGGCCACCCCACATGTCGTAGCGGATATTGCCGACTTTGACCTTGCCGAAATCGGATGAGCGCGCGTCCCACTCCACCTCAGCCAGCCCCGATACGTCGAGCAGCGCCAGGAGCATCGCGCCGGAGCCGATGAAGTTGGCGAAATCGAGCGCGACCCTTCCACGCACGGCGGGATTGGTGATGAACACCTCGAACGGCATCTCCAGCCGTGACGCGACGAACCGGGGCGAGAAGAACATGGCGTTCAAGATTTCCGCCGTCCGCCCTCTGCCCAGCGCGCCGATGGAGCCCCTACCCGTCAGCCAGTTGATGTGGCGGGCCATCGCCCGCGCGGCGTCGATGCTGATGTCCTCGATGGGGATATCTTGGTTCTTCACCCAGGCGTCGAACACGTCAGCGCGGAGCTTGTTCAGGAACGTGATGTAAGCGCGTTCGGACATGCGTATCCAGGGGAACTTCTCAGCCCACCGCGTCATATAGGCTTCTTCACGGCTGGCCAATCGTGCGGCGGCAGACTTCCATGGGGCAAAGTACAGTCCCGCATCGCTGGCAAAGCCAAATGTGGGCCGTGTCTGCAACGCTTCATGCAGAGTCTCGGCAAACCTCTCGTCCACCAATGCCCTGTGCATCGCGCCGGAGGCATTCTTGAACTCCTGGGGATTGGTGGTGAGGAGTGGCCTGCCTTGCCGGAGCGCGGCAGAGAGGTCGAACGACGACACGAGTGCCTTGGGAAAGTTGACCCCACTCATTACCTCGTCAAATAGTTTTGCCTTGAAGGCACGCTTCTTCAGCAATGCCTCGATGAGTTGCACGCCGAACACGCGCTCCATCTTGGCAAGCTCGTCGAGCGTGGGAATCTCGCCGTTGAGCGCCTTCGTCAGGCCGTCCTTGGCCGTCTCACGGTCGAACGGACGAAGCTTCTGGGTCTGGTCGATGGCACCAAACAGCGCGTCGCGGTCTACCTGCTCAATTCTTGGAGGCTCAAACTCAGGCTTCGGCAGGTCGCCAGCCAATGCACCACGTGCCCGAAGCGAAGCCTGCTCGCCCTGAGCGCCCGCCTGACGTGCGGCGAGTTGGGCCACCCGCTGCTTCCGAACGCCGGTACGGGCCAGTTCGGTTGCCTCACGGGTGAGCCGTGCGGCGGGCTTGATGGCGTCGGCAAGGCGTTGCACCGCGCTCTCTAAACCCAGCCCTTCCTCAGCCGCTCCAGCGGGTCTCCGCAAGCCAGCAATCCTCAGCCCCACGTCCTGGGCCGTCCTGCTGGGCGTCCGTACCAACGCTTCTGACGCGCCTCGTCTGGCACCCCTTGCCGCCGCTCCCGCCGCACGCCCGCCGATGCTGCCCGCGATGCCGATGCCTGGCACCAGCTCGATGGGGTCGGTGACGGCCTCCAACGCACCCTTCACGCCGATGTCCACCTCGTCCAGCCGCCGCCCACCCGGCAATGGAATATCGAACCCCGGCGTCACGTCCACGCGGGCAGAGGGGAAGTCCGTCTCACGAAAGGCTTGTCCCGCATCAGCGAACGGCAGGAACGGCGCATCAGGCTCCTGGCGCAACTCACCAAACCGCTCCGCCGTCTCGCTGAAGCCGGGGATGGCACGGGCCAAGTCCTGGAACGCGGGTGGGGCCAGCGGGGACTGCGCACCGATGGCAGCGGAGCCCGCCAGTGGCTCGCGGACGTTGCGCTGGAGCCAGTCGAGCGCTGCGGTCAAGTCCTCCGTGAACTCGCCCGCAGAGGGCAGCGCGAACCGGCCGCGCTCCTCCTGTTGAGGGCCGATGGCGCCCAGGATGCGGCGGCGGCGTTCGTCGTCCGTCTCTCGTTGCGTCGTCATCTAGAAGAAAAGGAACCTCGTGCTGGGGGCAAAGCGCTGCTGCTGCTCGCCACGCATGAACGGCGACTGGCTGGCGGCGAACCCACCGAAATCGAAGTCTTGCAAGAAGTCGGTGAAGCGGGCGGTCGGCGGCTCACCTCCGAGAATCTGCTGGCCCAACTGACCCAAGAAACGGTTGTGGATGTTCTCGAACTGGTTCTGGAAGAAGCGTTGCGATGCGGGCGACCCGCCCTGGGGACGAGACGCCTGAAACGCAACGTTCGGCTGCTCCTCCAGGAAGTCCAAGAACATGTTGTCGCCAAAGGGTGGCATGACTGCTCCTTAGAAGCTGAAGCCCCTGCGGACGAACTCTCCGAAGATGGGGTCTTCAAGGTTCTGGTCTTGGAAGGCACCTATGCGCTGGCCCACATTCTGCAATGCGAATTGCCTTGCCAGCGGAGAGACCTGCTGCGCCCTGAATTGCCCGATGATGTTCTGCGCCTGCGATTCAAGGATGTCGCGTGCGTCCTGCTGGTTCGGATTCAGTTGGCCACCGCCGAACAGCGGCGCAAACTGCTGAAAGGCCGACATCGCCTGTTGCGGGTCGAACCGTCCTGGGGACTGCGACAGGAAGTCCCTGAAGGTGAAGGCAGGGTCATGCTGTCCCTGCAACGTGCTGAGTGCCCCCTGAATCCCGAACTGCGCCTGCAATGGGTCGAACTGGTTCCTGACAGTCTGGCGGGCGAAGGGATTGAGCGCCTGCACCTGGGGGCTTCCCGCCAGGAAGTTCTGGAACAGGAACTCCCTGCCCCCTTCCGTGCCTGTAGCCGCCTCACGCTGGAGGTCGGTGGGAGAGCCGCCCGGTGGCGTTGCCCCTACCGGCCCCAACAGCGGATTGCCACGTGCCCCACCGGGTGCACCCGCACCCTCACCTCCACCCGTTACTCCACCGCCAGCGGGGACGCCCCCAGGTTGCGGACTGTTCTGCGTCACCCAGGTAGAGACCTGCTCAGGGGTGAAGCCGAAGGTGTCCTGAAGGGCGAACCGCACGTCATCCGCTGACAATGTGCCGCCAGCCCAAGCTTGCCGCAACTTGGCGAGCCTGTCCGCCGTTGGGTCTCCCACGCCCGGCCCCGTGCGCGGGTCACTGATCGTTATTCCAGCCCCACCGCCCACCGCCGCATCACGTGCGGCGAGGATGTCCTTGGTGGTGACATTGAAGGTCAGCGGCGCCCCACGGGACTTCTGCTCGCGCACCTTCTGGGAAATGATGCGCCCAAGCTGCATCCGCAGCGGGTGGTCGTTCGTGAAGCCCTGGTCTTCGAGGGCTTGGATGATAGCCCGCAGGTCGGCTGAGGTCAGAGAATCGCTGGTCATTGCATCACTCCTTGCCGGTCACCGGGCCGTGGAGTCCCCGGCGCGACCATTCCACCCAACTGCTCCATCCCCGGTGCGGCGGGCGAGAACCCCTGGAAGGCGTTGGGCAGCGCCTGTGAGGGAAGCCCCGGAGGCCCAGACGGCGAGCCCTGCCCCGGTGGCGCACCCTGCGGCTGAATCCCCGCCTGCATCAACATCTGCATGTTCCGCCACATGACCAACAGCAATTGCTCGTAGTAGAAGCGGGCCAATTCCGGGTGCCCCATGTTCTCGGCCTGCTGCATCCTGGTGAACAGCATCGCCTCCGGGAGCATCTGTTGCGCCGATTGCACCCCCAGCATGTCGCGCACGATGTCGGGGTTCTTCACCTTCAACACTTCCTCACGAATCCACTCGTCCGGCATGAGCGGGTTGCCCTGTGCGTCCGCCTGGCGGGCGAGGTTCGCCATGTTCATCTTCGCAAGGTCGTCCTGCGGCAGCTGGCCGAACAATTCGATGGTGTGCCCGCAGGCGCCCATGATGAGCTCCGGCCCTATCTCCTCGTCGAAGTACGTCCGCATCCGGTCGCGGCCCGACACGCTCACCGGCTCGAACGCGCCCGTTTGGTACTGGTCGATGAGCAACTGCGTGATCTGCATGTACGCGGCGATCATGCACTTCAGCCGCGGTTGAAGGACGGTCTCGATACCCTCGCGCAACTGGTTGATGGCGAAGCCTGAAAGCTGGAAAGCCAGCTCTCCATAGGCGGAGTGAGGGATGGAGCCCCGCTGCAACTCCCCAGAGACCAACTGCGCGATGACCTCGGCGTCCTTGGTCGTCTGCACCATGTCGAGCAGTTCGACCTTCTCGCCCTCCTTCAGTGCAATCTCGGAACCTTCCATGTAGGGGTCGGACTGGAGCACAAGCTGGCCGTCCTTGGACGAGACGGTGTACGACGGCTTGCGCTGGCGGGCCACCAGCTCCAGGTAGACGCTCATCACGACGTTGTAGTTCTCGTAGACCTGGCGAATGTCGTCGAAGACGCTCTCGCCCACGTCCGCGATGGGGTCGTTCACCTGATCGGTGTCGATCTCCGGCTGGAGGGGGACGTAGGCGAGGTAACAGGGCGTGCGGGGAGAGCCGTGGAGCGTTGCCTGCTTGACCTCGGTGCGCTCCACGCAGATGGTGTTGTGCTCGCGGTCGTAGAAGTCGTAGACCGTCAGCAATTCCTCCTCGGGGTCTCGGACGTGGCGGGTATCCTCGACGGGGACTTCGACGCCGAACTGCGCCCGTATCTGGGCGCGGGTCTTGTGTGTGACGTGGCAAGCCCACTCCAGTCCATCGGGACCCCATTCCCAGTAGGTGTTCCGCACGTCCCACGGGGTGATGTCGATGACGGTCCGGCCGTCCTCGTCCTTGCGCATGAGCGCGCGTCCTGCGACCCACCCGCGAATGGAGGTGTGCCAGCCAAGCTCGTCCTGAAGGGGGAGCCTGCCCATGTTCCGCAACCGCTCGTCGGCTGCCGTCAGCACGCCGATGATGAACCGTTCCTTGTGGTCGTCCTCGTCATTCAGATGACGCCGGGTCGTCCGGTGGGTGATCTGAATGACCATCTCAGACTGCGCGCACCACGCGACCATCTTCTTGGCGAAGTTACGCGGCTCATTCGACGTGTAGGAGCGGAACCCCTCGATGGGCTCGCCGTCCTGGCCGGTCTCCTGGAACTTTTCCAGCCGCCACATCTGGTAGTCGCGGTCGAAGCGGTCTTCCAGGGCGTGCTTGATCTCACGCTTCGCCTCGACCATCTTGGTGATCTGTGTAATGGTGCGCTTCAACGTCTGGTCACCTTTGCGAACCGCCGCGCGGAGGCCAACTCCACCGGCCCGAAGTTGTCCCAGAGCCCGTAGGTGACGGCCTTCACCGCGTCGTTGTTCTTGTCCTCGGGGATGTCCCCGACGATGTTGCCCTCTTTGTCCATCTTATAACGGTACACCCGCGTTTGGCCGTCGAAGGGGCTCGGTGCCGCTCCAAGCTCACTCAGCAGCCCCACGCAGCGGGGATGGATGACCATGCGTGGACGGCGTGTTACGGGGTCGATCTTCAGGAACGACTTGAACCGCTGGATGCCATCCTCGATCTTGACCTTGTTGTAGGACATGTAGAGCCCCAGCCCTTCGAGTGGAGGGGCCAGCCATATCTCGGCGGGTGCGGCCATCGCCTGGTGCTGCATCCCGCCCACATCGATGACGCCGAACTTGATATCCGGCTTCCATTGACGGTTGCGCACGATGTCGATGATGTCGGAGGTGATCTTGCCGCGCTCGTACACCTCGTCGAAGATGATGACCTGCCCGTCGCGGATGTGCGCGGCAAGGGTCGCGTTCGCGTGGGCGTAGCCGGGGTCGTTCCAGATATGCACGGGCTCGCCCTTGACGTACTCGGCCTCCACACTGACGTGCAGGTCGTAGGAGAACTCGGGGAAGACTAGTCCCCTCGGCGGAACTGGCATTCCCGCGATGCGTTCGAGGAACCTCTCGTCGGAGGAATCGCGCTCCATTGCCACAATCTCGGGGTCGTAGCGCCCGCCGGGGTAGAGATGCGTATTTGTCCACGTTGGCAGGCGAAATGACTGCCGGTCGTCCTGGCCGGTCTGCCACTCGGTGATGATGGAGGGATACCAGCCGAGCGAGCCTTCTAGGGTTCCGGCAAGGAAGAGCCAGCCGCGCTTGGGGCCGACCCTGAACCGGCACTTGTGGAACGTTTCGAGGTCAACCTGGGACGCTTCGCAGATAACGATGCCCTTCGGAGCCCTCATGGCCAGCGTCCGTGGGTCTTTCGCGCTCTTGGTGTCGATGCGCGTACCGTCCGCCAGCACGATGTGGCCAGGGTCAACGCGCTTGGTGGCGTCCTTCAGCACGCCCATGGCACCGAAATGCTCGATGAGGTAGTCGAACTCGGCCCGCGTGCGGTCGTAGTCCGCGGCGACCAGCCAATAGAGGTCGGGGTCGGCCTCGGTGATCTTCCGCGCGGCGAAGCGTGCCGCCGTCATGGACTTTCCCGCCTGCTCTCCCCCTGAGACGACGATGAACCGCTTCTCGCAGGCCAGGATGGGCAACTGCTCCTCGTGCGGCTCGAAGCCTATCTGCTCGTAGAGGAATCGAGCACCCTCGGAGAGCGGGTTTTCCTTCAGCATCGTCACCGCTTGTGCTCCAGCCGCGTCACTTTCCTGATAGCCGAGCGAGGGATGGTCATGGAATCGCAGACGTTCCCGTTCGCGTCGTCCTGGTTCAAGACGAGGACAATGTGCTTGCGGTTGGAGGTCAGAAGATAGCCAGCGGAGCGGCAATCAGGAACTTCCACGTCCATGTAGTCCTCACGCGAGCTCCAACCGCCGTTTCGCCTGGAGTCCACCCACTCAACCTCGACGATGGGGAGCTTCTTCATCGCTTCGGCGGTTTCGGCTTCTTTGGCGGCTTCTTCCCACCCGGATAGTCCCAGGGCCTGCCTTTCGGCATATCAACCTCCCAACAGCTCGTCCGTCTGCAAGACGTCCCACAGCCTCGTCACGTGGTAGTGAAGACGCCCGTCGCACTCCACCTCGTACGGCCAATCTTTCCTGCGAGGAGGATGCACCTCGGTGCAAGCCTCCGCCGTCTCCCGGCTCGCCACCGCGTACATCTCTTCCTTCCGCAGCTTCCCGTCCATGGTGTCCGCCAGAATCAGCCGAAGGTCACGCCGAGACCTGGGCTCCTCCCACACCTCACGCGCCACCACCACCGTGACCCCCATCTCAGACGGCAGGCAGCCGTTCCGCCGCGACCAACGCTTCTTGGCCTTGACAGGCACCGCCGCACGTGCTCGCAAGATGTCAGCCAGAGTCTCCATGGGGACTCCTCATAGGATTTCGCCCATCATACCGCGTTATGGCAGATGCTACCTACGAGGGGTTGTTGAATATCGCGCTGTGGAGCGCCGCGGACTTGGCCTCGCGGGGCGTGGGGTAGCCGCTCACAGAAGGGCCGTACGGAGGAGCATCGGTCGCAATATGACAGTACCAGCCGTCGTCGTACTTCCGGAGCAGCATGTCAAACCCACACGCGGCTATCGCCTCGTCCAGCGCATCACCTTCCGTGCGGAGGCAGTAGGGTGGTGGGGACTTCCCATTCAAAGGGTTGAGGTACGCCTTGCATCTAACGCAATTGCTGTCTGCACCCCAACCGTGCTCACCCCGCAGACTGGCGAACCGCTCATCATAGGGATATGCCTTGAGTCCGCCTTCGTAGAAAGGCACAGCGACGCATTTCTCCGCCAACTCCCTACACCGCTCACCGTGATCTGGCATCGTCACCCCACTCCTCGTGTCACCACCAACTCACGGCCTGTATCTCTGACGGCATACCCTTCTTCAAGAATCTTGGCAGCAAGCTCATCAGGAGAGATTAGGTACGGGACGTAGATGGTGTCGAACTTCCCCATCCGAAGTTCCAGCAGCATCTTGGTCAACCGCACGTCCAAGAGAATGCTCATCCCGCCTTCTTCCTCTCCCGGAAGCGCCGCTGGATCTCTGCACGGCTCAGCGCGTCAGGCTTCCTGGGTCGCCCTCTTCCTCGCTTCTCACCGCCACCGCCTGTATCCCCTGCCGGATGAACCTCTCGAATTCGCTCTCGTTCAACTCCTCCACCCCGTACCGCACCTTCCGCTCCTGAGCCGGACTCAGCGCTTCCCCTCGCATCCACCCTGCCACCCACATCTCCAAACGACGCCTGACTCTGTTGAACACGACTTCCTCCTAACACATGTGGCTCGTCCGCGAAATGCCACCCGTTGCACTCGTCACAAAATGAGCCTGCCATACCAGCTATTATAGGTAACGGGTTACCAATAATCAAGTTTCGGTAACGCTGAGAGCTAATTACGGTAACGCAGACCTGAATTATGGTAACGGCCCTTTACGCTCTCAATCCGTCAGGGGTGCCCACACCCTCCTATCCTTCAAGAGCCAAGCCCATAGCCCCTACCCGTATCCCTGCCTAGCCGTCCTCTGACGTAGCGCCGCCTGCCTCACCAAGCGCTGGAGCCTGCCCCTTACCTTGTACGCGTGACATCTCTCGTAGCTTGGCCAGGAGCTCGATGGCCCTATCGTCGGTGGGTTGCTGGTTCGGCCTGTACTTCTCTGGAAGATGCGCGTTCAGGAGACAGATCAGGAGCAGGGGCGAGTCCTTGGGACTCTGAGCACGCACACGGGCAAAGGCCATCTCCTCCAGGTGGTCACAGAACGCCGCCTTGGCCTGCGTGAAGCCTTCACGGTAGTCCGCATCGCTCGCCAGCCAATCGTTGTGCGTGTGACGCTCGATACCCACCGCACGAGCGCTAGCGTTGATCGTCCCCGCCTCTGCATACGCGGCCAGGAACGCACGCTTTTGAGGATGGCGGATAGAGGTGGGGGGAGAGAACCTCGTAGAGGGCAGAAGATTCACAGCGTGCAGAAGAGAAGCACTGGGTGTGTCGTCCATGGTCATAGCGGTAGGGTAGCACGAGCGTTGAGTACTCGTGTGGGCTGGCGTAGGTGCGCATAGAGGGAGTGGGTGCCGCGAGGCAATGCCCTAGCTGCCAGCCCTGCCGGTCGGCTGGCGTTCCGCTGACGCGGCCTGCCGGGTCTACGTCAAGCGTGTGATGAGGAACGCGGCGAGTCCCACTAAGGTGAGGGCAATACCCATGAATGACGTGAGACCAGCGATGACGTAGGCAAGGTCGGCGGTACGATAGTTGCCGTCCTTGCTCGCGCGGGCGTCCTCGGCGCCCCAGACGCCCCACATCAGCAGCGAAACGCCTGCGAGCACCGGGCCAATCAGTAAGAGGCCGCGCGATTCCTCCATGGTCTAGTGCTTACGCCGCCTGGCGTTGTGCTGCTCGCGGTGGTACTCACACATCGTCGCGTTGACGCGCGGGCGGTCACAGAAGCGGCAGCGGTCAGTCTGCTCAATCTTCCGCTGCTGGCTCGCCCATTGCTTGGATGTCATCTTTGTTTCATCAGGATTCATCGGATATCACGAGTGGACTGTAGGTTGACACGTAGGTTGACTTAGTGTAGATTGACCAGCAGCGGCAGTCAAGCCGTAGAACACCTAGGAGATGAGGGAATGATGGAGCAAGGAGACAGAGTAGAGCGTCGCGGTTACGACGAGGCTGGAATCGTAGTCCATACGTACCCATTCACGGACGTAGATGGTGGCCAGGTTGTCATGGTGGCGTGGGACGATGGCCGGAGGATGGTCGAGTCCGCCACTGATCTCGTTGGCCCGCAAGAAATCCAGAACGCCAGTTGATGCGGCAGGGGAAGCACACCTAGGAGGGTTGAGGCAATGCGGCAAGACACACAGATCGAGCACGGTTACACGGAGCACACCTACTGCGGCACTGACCTGCTACGGGGCTACGACACGCCAAAAGGGGCAGCCATCATTATGGTCGTGGCCGTCGTTGGTGGTGCGGACGACTGGGCGGCATACGCCGAGAACACGCTGACTCGTGCGCACTCCAACAGCCATGCCGCCATCGCGGCATACGGAACAAAGCTACGTGAGTCGGAGGCGCGGCAGATATTCCCAGACTGGGCGGAACGCCTGGAATGGCGTCGCTAGAGCCGAAACGCCCTGCGGGGCGTCTACCGCGACCGGCTATCGCGGTACTGATGAGGCAAGCCGCAGCAACACCTAGGAGGGTTGAGCAAATGGACAAGATCATAGAAGTATCCAAAGACGAGTTCTTCGCCCGCGTTGGGACGCTCAACGTGCATCCACACAACGGCAACCGCGACTACACCGATTGGGAGATGCAGGACGGCACGCGCAGACTGATTGGCCGCTCAACACCTGGTTGGGCCTCCCCTTACGGCACGCGCAAAGCTTACTGGCTCGTCAAATGATGCGCATGCGCCTGACACAACGCGAGCGGCGGCTGCTCTTCGCAGCTACCTACGCAATGCACTCTATAGGGCTTTGGGAGAGTGATCTACACGGGTTACTAGACATGGATGCTGACGCGGCGGACGATCTGCGCAAAGCCCTTGCGCCTTACGTGCGAGCGGGCCTTATCTCTCAGATTTGGCCCGATGGCCCCAGTCCACGCAGAGACGAATAGCGGGCAAGGCAAGCCGTACAACACCTAGGAGAGTGGACATGAGAATCGCATACACAGCAGTCATTAGGCCAGAGGGCGGCTACGGCATCGGACGGGCCGACGCAGGGACGAAGGGTTACACGCCTTGCCCTGACCTTGGCTCCTACGCGACATGGGACGAGGCGCGCACGATGGCCGCAACGCTCAACACGGACATGTTGCACCTGGACAAGATCGAGGCGCTCAAGATCGTCGCTGGGACCATGAGATAGCCCCTAGTCGTGGGGCGCGCAACACGACATCACGCGCGTGGAGGGACAACCATGTTGACAGTGGACAAGAATCGCATTTGGCGAGACTACGAGAAGGCGGCGCCGCTGGCCCTCGAAGCGATGGAGCGCGGCGATGCACTGAAACAGCCCACGTTGCGCGTGTGGCGGCAGCCTGGCGACGAGCACCAGCCCGTGGCCTCGGTAGAGGATGCAGCCCTCGTGATCGACGCGTGGTCACTCTCAGACCTGCTCGCAACCGCCGTGGCCTGGAACGCCTTCGGGCTTGAGGAATACGATGCCGACGCGGGCGAGTGGTCCGAGTGGTACGACGATGAGGGCCGCGACATTGACGAGGTCATGGACTCACGAACAACCGGATAAGGCCGGTACTACCTAGGAGAGGTGACGAGATGAGCTACCAGACCGAGTTCTACTTCTGTCAGGCTCCAGACGATGGCCGATGGCTTGGCCCCTACACAACGATGGGCGAGGCGCGAAGCAAGGGCGGACAGGTGCCTCAGCCAATCCTGCGCCAGACGTTCAGCTACAACGACGAAGGCGTGATGATCGACGAGCAACGAACCGTCATTGACCCAGAGCTAGCCCACACGGACGCCACGGGGGAATGACCATGAAGCACTGGCACTTGGACAAGAACAATCGACCCGTGGCACACGATCACAGGATGCCCGTAGACGAGCAGTTGCACGCACAAGAACACCGCCGTCGCGCGTCACCGCTGCCGGTGCTAGGGACATACGTGAGCAGGGCTGGCGCACTCTACGCGGCCCGACAACGCAAACTGGCCCAGACGACGGCCCAACACTAGCCTAGGAAGGGCAGCTAGGGACTGGCCATAAAATCCCGCGCACGACTCGTTGCCGGTTGGCCGTCCCTTCCCGCCCTCTCTCCTAGCGGCGCGCCGTCCGCCGTTAGGCACAGGCCAAGGCGGCACCACACGAAAGGAGCACGACGATGACCACCCAGCACACACCGTACGACGAGGAATTGAAGGTTGAGATGGGCGACACGCGAAAATCGCTCATCCACCTGCGTACTGGCTACCTGAAAGCCTTGGCCGACCGCGCCGAGATCGACCAGGCCGTCGAGGGGCTGGTGGAGTGGGCGCAGGCGTTCGACAAGGAGTCGCCCAAACCGTCAGAGGTGCTTGAAGGGGCCGTGGACAGGATGACCTATTCGGCTGCCCGTCACAGGATGCGCCAGGCCATCGAGGCCCTACGCCAGGCACAGCAGAAGGTACATGGAGGGTAGGCAGATGGGTTACGGCTTCTACGACAAGGACGGGACGCCGCTTGGATTGTTGGAGTGGACACGCAAGCATGAGCAATTCGACTACAGGCAGGTAGCGTTCACGACGGTAGAGGAGGACACTGAGATTTCGACCGTGTGGCTCGGTGCCGACCATCAGTTCGCCCCAAATGGGCCACCGCTCATCTTTGAAACAATGGTGTTTTCGTCCGACCCACTCATTCGTGACGCCCTGGACGGCGAGACAGAGCGCTACACCACCCTTCACGAGGCCAAGCAAGGACATGAGGCAATGGTGCTGCGCGTTCGCCAGGCCATCCTTGATGCGAAAGAGCGCATGGCCCAAGCCTAGCGGTACAGCGGCGGGCTGAGGTACACTCTCGGTCGCACGCAGGGAGTCCCGTTCGCGCAGCGGCCCCGTCGAAAGGTGGGGCCGTTGTTCGTGGCAACGTTCTTGCGCCATCACGCAAGAAGTCCGTTTGCAGGCAAGTCGACTAGCGAGCAGGGTCCACTACCAGTCCTGGTAGGTGGCAGCCATCAACCACGCCTGCTCGACGTAACGAAGCACAACATCTTGTAGTCGACGAGAATCAGGGTCCACCGCGACCATTAGGCACCGCCTGGTCATACCTTGGTACGTACCCCGGCATCCCCTCGTGTGGTAAGCAACTACGAAGGATTCCTTCGGAGTTCAAACAAGGGAGGTGTCACCCATGCGTACCAACGAGGCCGTGTCCATGTTCCTGGCGGCGAAATCGCCCATCCTTTCCCCACGTACGACCGAGGGCTACCAACTGCGGCTCACCCGCTTTGCCGGGGCGTTCCGCGATCTGCCTACCAAGCCCGAGCCCGTCGAAGGGTATTGTGCTCAGTTCACGAACCCCGGCCAGTACGATACTCACTGGCGCACCATCGGCACGATGTACCGGTGGCTGGTGCGACGGCGCAAGCTCGACCCCGCGCGCAACCCAATGCTGTACGCCGAGCGTCCACGGACCCGGCGCCAGGTGCCCCGCGCCTTCACCGATGCGGAGATTCACCAGCTCTTCGCCCACCCCCACGAGGGCTACGTCCGGCTGCTGCTGCGGTTGCTCCTGAGGACGGGGCTCAGGCTGGGCGAGGCCATGTCCCTTGAGGCCAGCACCGAGTGCTTGAGAGAGCGGACGATTGTGGTCACCGGCAAGACGGGAACGAGGGAGATTCCCTGCGACCCTGAGCTGATAACCGTCCTGAGGTGGATGCTGCCCTGGCCGTGGAAGGACGCGAGGATCGCCTCGCACACTGTCATCCTAGCCATGCGAGCGGCGGGCATCACCGGCAAGCGCGCGAGTGCCCACACGCTGCGGCATACGTTCGCCCGCCGATGGAAGGGCGACACGCATACGCTGGCGGGCATCATGTGGGGCCACGCCTCGAAGATGCTCGGTCTCTACCGTCCGTATGATGTGGAAGCCAGTTTGGATGAGTACAACGGCCAGACCTGGGCCGCATAGTTCCCGCCTCGTTCCCTGAGTCCCAAACCACCGCCCTGTCAAGTAAGTGACAACTGGATAGGTTTACGGCCCGATGGTGTAGCGGTGAACACACGGCCCTGTCAAGGCCGAGACCGGGGTTCAACTCCCCGTCGGGTCGCCAGTAAGAGGGGACGATGGCAACGAAGACGAACGGGAACGGCGTGGTACACTCTGACAGTGAACGCGTCGCCCGCATCCTGGCCGAGCTGGTGGACGCGATACGAGAGGAAGCCGTGACGACTGCCGTAGCAACCGAGTACCTACCTGTCGGCGACGCTGCCGAGATGTTCGGCAAGACCCCTGCGCAAATCCGCAAGTGGGTTGACCGGAAGTACGTTGACGCCAAGCCGCTAGGTGACGAGCGCGGTCATGGCCGCCCCATGCTGGTCAACGTCGCCCAGGTCGAGGCCCGCGTCAGGGAGAACCGTGGCCCTGGCCGCCCGCGCTCGCGCGCCTAGCGTTCTGCTCTAAGACCTTCTTCGCCACATATTCCTGCTGCTGAGTCCACGTCAAGGACTCCCACCACGCACGCCGCCGAGCATTCACCCGCTCGGCTTTTTGCTGTGCCTCACGAATCAGGCGTTTTCGCGCCCGCGACCGCTCAGACATTGGAACACCTCGAACTTTCTCTGATGGGATTGGGTTGGGGAACCTGTGGCCTTCGTAGGTGGAACTGCGAAGCGTCCGGTTAGTGGACGGCGGGGGTCAGAGTGAAGCGAAGGGAGCCCCCCTCCGTAGGTTCCCCCACGGATGCCCCCGTGTCCCCTACACGCGCCGCTAGGTCACGCTGGGGGTGGAGGGTAGGACGGGCAGGTTGTCGCCCATGCTCCACGCCGGTTCCGTTCGCTGTCTTCCTGCCTTGAGCTGGCGGTACGCCGTCGCTCGCTTCGGTCACCCGCTGGACAACGCTCCAGCCACGTTACGACGATTCTGGACTCCTGCTTGAGCGAGAGTCAAGTATCCTTTGCTATCAGATGCGCCAGATTGGTCAGGAAGTTGCGACATCTACCCCTTGTAATCCGTCGCAACCGGGTATACGCTCCTGTTGTGCCCGGTAGTCAGACCGCTTAGGCATGGAGGACAAGATGGCAGTACGTGACCTGACCGAGCGGGAGCAGCAGATAGCGCAGTTGGTGGCCCTGGGCAAGCCGAACAAGGAGATCGCGGCGCTGATGGATATCAGCGAGAACACCATCCGCGCCCACGTGCGGAACGTGATGACCAAGCTTGGCATGGAGAACCGCGTCCAGGTGGCCGTCTGGGTGGTTGAGCAGCGGCAGCACGCCGCCGACCGCGTGGCCCTCATCCAAGAACTCGCGGCAGAGTACGCCGCCAAAGGCACTGCATAGGAGGAATGGACATGACGTACGACCAAGCAGACGTGAACTACGGGCTGACCGACCGGGAGTCGAGCGCGGTCGAGGCGTTGGACATGGCCAGCGTGGGTCTTGGCGATCGTGCCTTTGCGCTGCGTGGCCTCATCCATCGCGTCCGTGAGGGTCTTATCGGCCCATGGCCTGTCTCAGGGGCGCAGGTCGAGCCGATGCCGCAGCCAATGGGGCTGCTGCCCATCACGACGGCACGGCTGAACGAGAGCACTCGCGTGCTGGCGGAGGCGATCGGCGACCTGAACGCCATCGCGCGGGAGCTTGGCCTGGAGACGGCCACGCCATGACGCTGGCCGAACAATCGCAGTACCGCTACGCCCTGCTATGGCGCATGACGCGGCTCAGGCGGCGGCTGCGCACGCTGGAGCGGGAGACCGGCTACTCAGACCTGCTGCGGAAGCTCTTGCAGCGCGGCATCTACGCCACGTACCGCGAGGGCCAGGACATCGGCATCGATTGGGGGCTGACGTGAGGGTCACTAAGGTGCTGCGCGGCCAATGGGGGCCGCAAGGAGGAGAACGATGAATATCGAGCATGTTCCATTCGATGAGTTCCCACGGCGTCTCGGGGGGGCGCCTCCTCAGGAGGAGTTCGACGCTGTTCGCGCCCTGAAGCCTGGTGAACACATCAGGTTTCCGTGCCGGTGGGAACATCCTCACGGCAGTTGCGTTGGGTGCTCGCGGGCTCTCTCCGGAGTAAGAGGCCACGGCTTCAAGGTCGAGACGCGCTGCCGCGAGGGCTACGTCCACGTGCGGAGGCCCACGGAATGAGTACCCGTTTCGAGTGCTGGCGCTGCCGCCGTTCGTTTGCCAACCTCGCCCTGCTGCTCACGCACTTGCAGGCCCACGGCGGTGTGCCGCCTACGGTAAGGAGGACGAAGTGAGTATTGCCGTCGTTCGTTCGTTGATTTGGCCACCCGCCGCCGCAACCGACCCTCCCTCGCGCTACAACGCGCCCGCAAAGCCGATGTGGGTTGTCCAGTGGCGCACGGCGGCAATGCCCTGTTCCTCGTTCTTCTACTTCGATTCACGAGAGGACGCAGATCGCTTCGCTGACTCGGTTCGTGGAGCACGTGGGGTGCCCGCATGACCCACCGAATATGGAACGTCACCTACCTGCTGACCGCTGCCGTGCTGACGCTCGATGTGCTGGTGGTGTGGAGGCTGCTTTGATACCGACGTTTGAGCCTGGACTGCTGTTCTTTGCCGCCTGGCTCTGTTTCGCTGCCTTCATCGTCTGGCTCGTGCTGAGGAAGATGTGATGCCGTACCAGTACCCGCGTTGCCCACTCTGCGAAAAGCCCCATTCGACACGCGATAAGTGCTCTCCCAACGACATCGCAGTGGCCCTGCGCAAGATCAACAAGGGCGGTACGACGGTCGAGCTATCCGAGACCCAGTACGTGGTGCGCAACGGCATCCGCGCCCTTCTGCCGACGCCTGAGAAGCGCAAGGCTAAGGCCCGCCAGTACGCCAAGGCAACCTTGATACCACAGGCTGTCCATGACGCGGTGCGAGCGCGATCTGGCGGGCGGTGTGAGATTCGTGGGCCGCATTGCACCGGTGAGGCCACAGAGCACGCGCACATTGTCGGTAAGGGCATGGGCGGCAGGAAGGGACTCGACAAGCAGGCCAGCGACAGCAAGGAGAACATCCGGCATAGCTGCGCCACCTGCCATGCGGAAGTTGACCACGGACTCGTGATAGCGAACTAGGAGGAGACATGACGCGAGAGCAGATAGACCAAGTTCTGAGCAGGTTTGAGGATGGCAGGGTTGCGGATGAGACGACACGAACCCTCTTGCTAGGGGCAATGGCTTTTGACCTCAACCGTATCGCTGACGCCCTGGAAGAACAAGTCAACATGGTGCCCGCGCAACCAAGGGGAGAGGCTTGGCAATGACACTCACGCCTGACGAGATTGCAGCGGCAAAGAAGGCGACGTGGTGGAGCAGCGGCAGAACGTGGGGTAAAGGCAACGCTCTCTGACCTGCCGCGATGGTCGCGCGTGTTCGCGGCATTGAGTTTGAGAAGGAAAAGGGAGGGTATCTCGTGCCCGTCAACATGGGCGCAGGCCAAGCCCTCTCGGATGTGAGCCACTGGCTCGGCTTTCACCACGATTACGACTATCTAGACACGCTGTCCATCGAACGCTCGCGCATCTTCGACCGGGCTACTTATTGAGGGGGAATCGATGCACATCGATATGAAGGACGACTACAACGCCGAGCTGCGTTTTCAGGAACGGCTCACGCGCGAGGCGGGCATGACGATAGAGGCCGTGGACTTTGGGCTCTTTGGCTACTACGCCATCGTCACGTATCAGGGGCAGAGCTACGCCAGGGTGGGCCACGCCACCGCAGCCGAGGCCGTCGAGGATGCCCGTACCTACGCGCTGGAAGTGGCCGGTATCAAGGCGGGCCAGCCATGATCTGTGCAACGGGCCGCGTGGTGCAGGGGAAAGTCATCGTGACGAAAAGGAGGAAGTGATGAAGGTAATCTACGAACAAGAACGCTATGCACAGTGCCTCAGCTTCGACGAGCGGTTCCCCCGCCAGGTCAAGGTGAAGGTGCTCGTGCCGAGCGGCCCAGACCCTGGCATGACGCCATCGCTGATTGAGCTATTCCGAGCGACCGGCAGCACGTGGCTGGTGCGGGACGGGTTCCAGCAGGAACACGCGCTCATCCGTGAGGCCATCAGCATCTACGACAACGAGGTCGCGCTGCTGCCCGAGCCAGACGTAAGGCTGCTGATGACCTGTTCCTGCACCGGCTACGAGCACGAGCCCTCCTGTCTGTATTCCAAGGAGAAGGCATAGTCATGGACTACCAGGAGTTTGACACGCGAACGCTGGCTGTCGCCCTTGACGCGAACCGCGCGGAGCAGGCGGCGCTCAGGCTGGCGGCTACCGAGATGGAGGGCGAGCTGTACGCACGCATACAGGCCAACGGCGGCACGGCGCTCATGGACGACGACTTCACCATCGAGCTCAAGCAGGGGACGCCTTCGTACGACTACAGCGTTCTGGCGCCGCTGAAGGAAGTTCTGCCGTCCGACGTGCTGGACAAAGCCTACTCGCCGCCCACCACGAAGACGGTCGAAGTACCGGAGAAGTGGAACGGCCAGCAGTTGAACAGCATCGAGCACAAGTTTGGCGCCGATGTCGCTGCCCGCATCCGTGACGCGCGCATACCTGGCCCCGCAAGCCTCGTGGTCGCACGGAAGCTGGCCATCGAGGGGGCGAAGTGATGGCGTACTGGAACCATGAAACGAGTGAAATCGTCACGCTTCCGCCCGAACCATACGACGGCTTCCCCGGCTGGCAGCAAGTGGATTGTGGGTGCTGTGCTGGGCTCGAATGGGGCGGCGACTATCCGGTCGAATGCCCTCGCTGCAAGGGCGCGGGCTTCTTCGCCCTCCACGTAGCGAGCGGACGCCTTGCTGACTATCCAGGCGGGCCGTTCCGTGGCAGGCAAGCGGCCAGCATCGAGAAGGGGGCGAAGTGATGCGACTCGTGTATGGCGATTTTTGGGCTCAGCCCGCAGACCACCGCGTCATCACGACCAACGGTGACGTGCGGAAGGATGGCGCGTGCGTCATGGGGCGTGGCGTGGCCCTTCAGGCGGCGCAACGGTTCCCGTCGATTCCCTATGAACTCGGGGCAGTGCTGAAGGTGCAAGGAAATCATGTTCACCAACTCGGTTATGGCCTGTGGTCGTTCCCAGTGAAGCACCACTGGCGAGACCAGGCGGACTTAGACCTTATCGAGCAGTCGGCTCGGGAGCTGGAGCCCTTCGCCCGCGCCACCCCTGCACAGACATGGCTCTTGGTGCGGCCGGGTGTGGGCAACGGACGGCGGGACTGGGCAGAGGTCGAGCCGCTCATCGCCTGCCTGCCTGACAACGTGCTGGTGATTACGTATGCCTAAAGTTGCTTCGGCGCTTACCCCTCCGCCGGAGCAGCCATCGGCGGGGGCCAGTGGAGCGGCCCCCGCCACTACGCTCGACTGCCCCGACGATTGGCCAATGTCCGTATGCGCCTGGTGTGCCGATGCCATAGAAGGCGTGCGGCAACTACGAGGAGGAATGTGATGAGGGAAGCGCCGCAGTTCCTGCCTGACATTGCATTCCGGATGAAGGTTGCCGAACGATTGCGGCGGTGGAACCGCAACGGAGCGGGTGACGCCTGGGCAGCGACGTACCTGCTGGATATGGAAGCGCTTGACCACATCCGGCGTGCCTCAGACCTGCTCTTCACCGCCGACTCCTTCGGGCACGATTACGTCTCATCATGGCTGGGGCATCTGAAGCCGATGGAACAGCACATCGAGAAAAGTTGCGAGGGGCTGATAGCAGAGTTGGAGGAATGGGAGAAGGGGGAATAGCAATGCCCACGTTGCAAGGAACGATTAGCGATATCGGGTTCAAGTTCACGGCCAAGGGTAACGAGTTTGCCGAGGTGTCCGTGTCACAGACGGGCAAGCAGTACCCGGTGAAAGCCCGCTGCTTCGACGAGGACTTGGTGGCGCGGTTCAAGAAGGCCAAGAAGGGCATGGGCGTCACCCTGGACATCGAGGAGGAGCCTGGCGAGTACCAGGGCAAGAAGATCACCTACCGGAACATCATCGGCATCCTCGACGCCCAAGCAACGCCCGCAGACGCCCCTCAATCGGCGCAGACGCCCCAACCCTCAGCCAACGGCGGCTCACCCGCCTACGTGAGCGACAGAGAGCGCCAGCAATCGATACAGAGACAAGGCGCTCTGAGGCGTGCGGTGGAGCTTGCGGCGCAGGGTGTCCTCATCCCCGAAGGCGAGCAGTCCATCACCGACGCCGTGCTTGCCGCCGCCACCGCGTTCGCTGAATGGCTGGACGGCACCCCAGAGGCAGAGGAGGGAGAGCAGGATGCATCCGTTTGACCTCGTGACGCGGCGAGCCGGCCACCGCATCTACCAGCATCGTGTGACGCCGATACGGCGGCTTCGTAGCGCCCGCATGGAGCGGGCCTGGTGGGCCGTCAAGCGGGTGGGCCGTCTGTGGACACGCTACCGCGCATGGAGGCTGCCCGACAGCTATGTCACACCGCCCAAGCGCAACGCGAAAGCCATCGTGCGGGAGGAACAAGTGTACGACGGCCACCAGCGGCTCACGCTCGATATCGACCGCCACACGTCCGTGACGTGGCTCACCATCGACGAGTGGGTGGAGGACAGGGAATTGGCGTTGTGGTATGGCCCGCCAAGGAAAGCGGCCTATCTGTTCACCGGTGACGACACCGTGGAATGGCTGCGTGAGATGCTGGAACACGCCGAAGAACTGCTAGGGCCAGCGGAGGTACAGCAATGAGGCTCACGAAAGAGCGCGAAGCAGAATGGAGGGCATCATCAAAGGCTTGACTTTGCACCAACCCTGGGCCTCAGCGATCGCGCTGGGCCTGAAGCGCTACGAGACGCGGTCGTGGCGAACATCGTACCGAGGCCCGCTCGCCATCCATGCGAGCCTCGCTGGGATGGACTTGGACGCGAACCTCCTCGCGGCGCGGTACGGTCTGCGGGGCGCGCCGCGAGGAGCCATCGTCGCCGTGGTTGAACTCTTCGAGTGCTTCCCCATCGTGGGCATTCCAATGAGCCAGACCGAGGTTGATTTTGGGGTATTCCGGCCTGGTCGTTATGCCTGGGAATTGACCAACATTCGCCCTCTACGCGAGCCGTACCCCATCTTGGGTCATCAAGGGCTGTGGAACGTCCCTGACGACGCTGCTGCACGACTACTGGAGGCTGCGGGATGATGGAGATACGCACTGTCACACGCTGCCCCGGCACGAAGGCATTCCTCTCGCCCCAGAGCGCACGCAACATAATCGCACGGAACTCGCACGCCCAGTCGCAGATCGTCTGGTGTGCCGTCTGTGAGAAGTTTCATATTACGCCGCCCGCGAAGGAACGCTGATGCCACGAGTACAAATCACCGTGATGCTGACGGAGCCGCAGGCGAGGGCGCTGCTGGCGCTCGATGACCATGGAGGCAAGGCGACAGTGCGCGAAGTTGGCTGCAAGCTCGGCGTGGACTACAGCCTTGTGGACAAGAACTTGCTGCGCCATGGGCCGGCCAAGTGGGACTGGCATGAGCGCGAGGTCACCATCACCGACGAGGGCAAGCAGGCCGTGCGCCAACTGAGGAAGGAACGCTGATGGCCCGCACGTTATCCCTAGAGATGATTGCCGCACTCGACAAGGCAGACCTGAAGAAGGTGGATGAGCACTCGTTCTCCGTCGCTGTCCGCACGTACGCTGAGGCCCGTCGCTGGACGGTGTGGTACACCCGCGTGTCGGCCAAGAAGGGCGCGGATGGGCAGTGGCGCGGCGTCAGCCCCAAGGGCGAGCCCGATCTGCGGATGGTGCGAGTCCGGGTGGACATGCCGATGGCTCCCATCCACTATCCCAGCCTGCCACGCGAGGTCATCTTTGCAGAGTTGAAGACGGAGCAGGGAAGGCCCACTCCCGCACAGGAGGACGCCCTGTTGAGGCTTGGCCCCTACGGTCGGCTGTGGCGACCCCACGACGCCAAGCAAATCATGGAGGAGTTGGGCGCATGACGACAGAGGAAATCGCACGGACGCTCGCTGAGATAACGGTGCCTGACCCGCACGGAGTCGCTGACGAGTACCAGGTACCAGACCCACGTTTCGCCGCACTGAGAGGTGAGCACGAGTGGATAGCAGGACACCTCGGTGTGGAGGTCTGCAAGTGGTCAGACAAGACGCTTGACCATTACAAGAGTTCTTACTGCCTGCAGACGGACGTGGAATCGTGGCTCGAAGTAGCGCGCGAGTGTCGCTATGACGTGAAGTTCGGTTGGAACTCCACGATGGATTGCGCGTTCTGTTTGTTAGAGCCGACTGGGTTTGGGCGCATCTATCAAGGTCACAACCCAACTTATCGGGATGCACTCGCCGCCGCCATCTGGGACTGGTATACGGAGGGGCAATGATGGCGGATGAAGTAGACCTCGCCTCGGTCAGTGACGAGAGCTTACAGGTCGAATGCCATGAACGCGGCCTCACGCTGTATGCGCCATTTCAGGACTGGTGCGAGCACGACGCGGCAGACATCTTCCGTCGCCTTACTGACAGCAGGGACACCCTGGCGGAGTTCGCTGAAGTCATGCTCCGCAACCGCGCCCCTCACGAGATGGTCGATGCGTTCGAGAAATGGATGGCAATGCAATGAGAGTGATGAAGGACAAAGTAGACGCCAACGGCAACAAGGTGAAGACGAAGGACGGGCTTCGCGTCGTGCGAGAGTTGGACTACATCGCGTGCAACATCTGCCTGAAGCGCATCGATGACAGCAGCCACCACACCTCGTCAACGGCTGGACGGGTGGACATCTGCCGGTCATGCCTTGCCAAGCAGCTAGGCCGCGACGTAGAGCCGGTCGAGGAGTCCGACTATCTCTCAGAGAAGTTCGAGGAAGCGGGGCTTGCCGAACACTACAAGAACGCCCAGGTGCAGTTTCCCCATGCAACCGAGGCAGAGTGGCGACGACAGGCCGCAGCGAACATGGCAGCGAACCAGGAGCGCCAGCGCAAGACGAAGGTAAAGCCATGGTGAACCGCTCGCCAGCACGGAAATTCTCAGCACGGTGGTTCCGCGATCTGTGGCATGAAGCGTACCGCCGTGAGACAGACAAGAGCCTGGAAGCGTTGTCCCGTGCCCAGTCCGAGGTCTACCACGAATGGGAGCGGGAACGACTGAACGAACGTGACGGGAGTGGTGATGGACGCTGAACTGAACGCGCTACGGGAAGAGCTGGCCGAACTCCTCCAGCGGGTCGAACGGCTGGAAGGTGCCTTGGCAGAGGAAGCAATCGAAATCGATGCGTTAGCGGTGGTTCCCCCGTCCCCTTCCCTTCCCCCTCACACTCCCCTTTCCCTTCCCCTACCCCTTCCCACCCTCTCTCTCAATCAGGATTCAGGAGGGAGTGGGGAATTAGGAGGGGAGTCTGAGGGGAGGGAAAGGGGTGTGGTTACGCATCCACGTGTCACGAAAATCACTGCGCTCTACATCGAGCAGATGGTCACGGAGTTCGGCCCCCAGCTCGGTGGGCCTGAGAAGGCCCGTGAGTGCATCGCCGAGGCGTTGAACCACAAGGCCATGACGAAACGCTTCGACAAGCGAATGTACCTGCGGACGTGGCTCCGGCGCGAGGTGGACGACCTCCAAGCCCGCGCCAGCCCGAACGGCAAGCCCAGGCGTACCGAGACAGCCTCAGCGGCAGAGTACCTGAGACGGGGGTCGTGGTGATGATCTGGTTACACCGCTGGTTGCAGCGAAGGTACGTGCGGCGTCAGGTAGCGCGCATCGACGCTTGGATGAGGACGAGATGACGGAGACACGCCGCAGCACGCAAGGCACTCCACAGCCTCGGACGCAGGTGCGCACAGAGACCGTGACGCTGTTCTACTCGGCTGGCCGCTCGTGGAGCCGCTGCCCAGAGCGCCCCGCCTACCGCTTCGAGGTCATCGCGTCCTTCACCCCATCTGCCCGGAACACCGGGGGGCATTGGCGCATCGATGGCGTGGACGCGCTGGACGGGATGCCGGGCGAGGAGGGGGACAGGAGACGCATGCTGGGGCATCTGTGCCGGATGCTGGACGATGCGCTGCGGGAACGCCTGCCCGGCCAGGTGTCGAAGGTGAGGAGCGAGGTGTTTGCGTGAGGCCAGTATTACTCGATACGTACTGCAAAGCTGGCGGCGCGTCGCGCGGCTATCAGATGGCGGGCTTCACCGTCGTGGGTGTGGACATCGAGCCTCAGCCCAATTTCATCGGTGACGAGTTCCACCAGGGTGACGCCATCGAGTTCATCCGGGCGCACGGCCACGAGTTTGACGCCATCCATGCTTCTCCACCATGCCAGATTCCGACGCGAGCTCGCCACCTCCGAGAGGCGCAGGGCGGCTCTCCACGGTACGAAGACTTGATTGCGCCAACAAGAGAGGCGCTGCGAGCAACTGGCAGGCCGTGGGTTATCGAGAATGTCGAGGGGGCGCCACTGCGGGCCGATACGTTCCTTTGCGGCTCGATGTTTGGCCTGAAAGTGAGGCGGCATCGGCTCTTCGAGTTTCACAAGCCAACATTCTTCTGGCTCATGCCCTGCCGCCATAGGACTCAGGGCCGTCCGGTAGGGGTCTACCACAAGATGGGCGACGAGATACCGCACGGCGGCCGCACAGCACGAACGCTCGAAGAAGCCCGCGAGGCGATGGGGATTCAGTGGATGAGCTGGGGCGAGCTCACGCAGTCCATTCCGCCCCTCTACACGAAACGGATTGGCGCGGTGCTTCTGGCCATGGTGGCAGCAACAAGGCTGACGGTGCAAGGATGAACGAGCGAGAACGGGTGCGAGCGATGGTACGGGGGCAGGCGGGATGGGGTAGGTATGGCAGTGCGGCAGCTCACGAGCGGTACCTAGAGCCAATCCCTTCGCGGTCACGTCGGCGGTGCTCGTGCGGCTGCCGTGCGCGGGCAACGCATGTTGGGATGGCGAACGGCGTCGCGCTGATGTCGGGCTGCGAATTGAGCGTACGCCGATGGGTCGAGCGGCTGACGGTGCAAGGAGGACGATGAATGACTGAAACGAGCGAAGGCTACTTCGTGTCGAAGGAACGCTGGGAGGCCGTCGAGGCGCTGGTACGCGCGGCGAGAGATGCAGAACGAGAGATCGGCGGCTGTACCTGTAGCGAGGCGTGGACATCGCGTGGACTCACAGACAACATCAATTGCCGTTACCACGCGGTGGGCGATGTCGAAGTCGAGCACCTGCGCGCCGCCCTCGTACCGTTCGAGACCGTGGCCAAGGAGGGATGATGGCTCACGATTGTTTGGACTGCGGGCAGATGTGCTACTGCGACGTGGAGGACACGTACTTAGAATCCCTATCGCATTGGTGCCGCACGCCAGATTGCGAGAACCATCCTGACAACGAATGCGACTTCGATGACGATGAGCCACACGTGATGTACGAGTACGACCAAGCGCAGTACGTCACACCGTGGCCGCTGCCGCCTGGCGCGTTTGAGCCGCCCACTGAAACGGGCTGACGGCACGAGGAAGGAGGCGAGGTGAGCGAGCGCATCAAGGCCACGCAGGAGGTGAAGCATGGACTGTCCTGAATGTGGGCACTCTTGGTGGAAGCATGAGCGGGTCTGCTTTGGGCCTGACCCTCGTGCTGGATGTACTGAGCCGGGTTGTGCCTGCCAATTGGCCGACGAACACGACTATGAGGTGCTGCGCCAAGCCAGGGAATACGCCGCACGCCTGCTACCCCCGCCGCAGCCCGTAGCGCAGGACGAGAGCGAGGTGCGGTGATGAGGCTTTGGCATTGGTTGCGTGACCTTGGGGTGCGAGGATATGCGCCGTGTGATGGGCATTGGCGCGTCGTCTACCCAGGGGATTACCGGTCAATTCGAATGCACTGGCTCACGGCTCGTGACTACGCCAAGCTGTTCAATGGGCGAGTGGAGTACGTAGGAGAGGAGCGAACACCATGAACGACGACCAGCGGCTCAGGGAGATTCGTGAGCTGCGCGCGAATATCGTGAGGTGGTTTGGCGTGCACCCCACGCTGGTAAGGAGCGTCAATGGCGATATCGACCATCTCCTCGAAGCCTACGACCAGCAGCAGGCCCGCATCGCTGAGATAACTCGTGCCGCTGGCGAGTTGGAGGATGCCCGTAACCAGGCGTGGGAGGAGCGAGACCTATCGTGGGCCGAACGTGATGCCGCACAGGCCCGCATCGCTGACTACGAGAAGCTACTTAGCGCAACGGGCACCGGTCTTGCCGAGTACACCACGAAGTACCTCGACGCCTGCGACCGCATCGATGCCTACGAGAAGGCGGCGCCGTTGTGCGATAAGCACCAGCCAACAGGCGGCGCTCGTGGACGCTGTCTCGTCTGCGCCCTAATGAAGAACTCCCGTGCCTTATCCCGTATCGACTACGCAGTGGGTGGTTGGCCCAACGAGATGGGAGTCAGCACCTACGACGTGGAGTGCGACGAGGAGCAGGTCGTCAAGCGCGTGCAGGCCCGCATCGCTGCGTTGGAGGCGGAGGTTGCGGAGCAGGTTGAAAGCGCTGGCCAATGGATGCGCCAACTGATTGGCGATCACGAGGAGTTGGCTGAGATTGTTCAACGTGAAGTCCCCGCACGCCGAGAGGCCGAGGCCCGCGCCGACGCCCTACAGGCTTTCATCGTTGCCTTCCGCGAAGAAATGCCGACGCTAGGCGATGGTCTCTCGTGCCTTACTGGCGCTACGGATAAGCTTGGTTGGAACGTGCCTCAACCTGAGCGTATGCGCCTATCACTCGTACGCTTGAAGGCTGCGATGGACGCGCTGCTCGCCGCCCCCGAGTAGGGTATGCTGTCGCCATGAGGCTGACGACGAAGGCACGAGAACGACAGCGGCGCAGAGTGGCCAGGATGCCGCGCCTGCTGTTCAAGTGCTGCCCGCGCTGCGAGGGCGACCTTTACCGCCGCGACATCCACGATCTCAAGCTCACCTGTGTCCAATGTGGTGCTGAAGTGTTTACCCCACGATCACACGAGGCGCACGCGGCCTAGCTACAGGGCTCACACCCTGTAGTGACCAGAGACGATAAGCCTGCCCCCAGCCGAGAGTTCCGCGAGAGTCATCGCGGTCGTACCGGCCGCTGCGTCCCACAAGTAAAGATTGATATGCGCTACGTTTGGGGCAATGATGCCAGTGACCGCTTGGTTGGCCGTGATGTTGAGGCTGTCAGCGAATCCCACTGAGATAGTTGAGTCTGAGTTGGAGGCAGACGAGGAAGTGAAAGGAAGGCCGACGACCTTCGCCTGCTGTCCAGTGGTCAGTGTGCCAAGGTCAGTAATAGTGACCTGGAAGTTGAAGAAGACCCTGTTGCCAATCTTCGTGTAGAACCCATTCTGAATACTGTAACTCTGGCCTTCCCCTGACCCGTCAAGGTTGTCGTCCGCAATCGCAGGGGTGAACAGACCTTCGGCGTACCCACCAAACCCCGCACCCAGCGCTGTCTCAATGGCAACGATGGCCTCGTTCTGCTTCTTGTGCTCTTGATGGTGAAACGGGTTGCCGTGTGGCCCTGCGTTCTGCGGGATGCGGAACGTGTCAAGCGCGCCTGGGTACGAGGTCATGCGCTCCTCCCAAGGCGGCTGTTGTCACGGTACTGCAACGCTTCCCCCACGACATGCCGCACGTCGTTGTAGATGTCCTGCTCATCGAGGAACACCAGCGTGATGCCCTCACCGGCCAGTTGCGCCCGCGCCATGAGGTCTCGTGCGTCCGTGACCGCCCCACGGTGCCAGTAGACGCCCAAGACGGAGAAGGCGAGGTCAGGCGGGTTGGCGAACAGGAAGTCGATGACCAGTCCGCCGCGCTGTACCCGCCCGCCGAACAACGGGCTCTGGAAGGTGAAGTCGAGGGGTTCGCGGAGCCCGCGCCTCGTGAGTTCCTGGTGCACCATCCATTCAGGAAGGGTGAAGCCAGCAGGGACTTCGGCCTGCTGCTGGGTGGTCATCCCGGCGCCTGAAGCTGCAATTGCACCTGGCCCCGCTCGTCCTCGCCCGTCGTGTCGAGCCCAGAGAAGCCACGGATGCGCACCCAGTAGTTGCGCTCCTCGGAGTCGTCGTTGCGGTACGTGAACTCGTTGGTGTTGTCGTCCTCGATGAGCGTGATGAGCGTGCTTTGCAGTTGCGCTGGCGTCTTGTCCTTGTAAGGTTTCGACAGGTCAAGACTGACCGTGAAGCCGAACTTGGGCGGGTAGCGCTTCTCGTAGACCAGCGTGAGGCTGTTCAGGTCGGGTGAATGGAACTTGTCCACGTCAGGGTCGTCATTCGTGCGCTCCTGCTCGATGCGGAACCGGATGGCGCGGAAGGCCACGCCCTCTGGCGTCGCCGCGTTGGGCAGCGTGAACGTCGTGGAGCCGCTCGTGGTGATGGCCGTCAGCGCCGTCCATACCTCCGAGTAGTCAAGCGCGTAGGAGATGGTGATGGAGTCGTCAGAGTCAGGAACAATCGTCTCAGCGACGATCTTCAGCGCCAGCTTGTTGAGCTCGCTCTGCCCTGCGTCGAACCACGGCGTGATGGTCTCGGCCTCGACCGCGTACTTGTAGTCCGCAACCTGATTGGGGTTCACGATGTCGCGTTGGAGGTCAATGAAATAGACCTGCGGGTCGGTGCTCTGGGATGCTGTGGCATTGAAAAACCTAGAGGTGCTCCACCACAGCCGGTACTCGTTGTACGCATTGGCAACAATTCCGCTAGTGATGGTATAGCCTGGCGAACCTTCATCCCAAAGTACCTGCCAGCCAACACCATCCCACGCCAAGATCAGCGGACTCGGCAGCAGGTCGTACTCGTTCACCTCAACGCCACCTGAGCCGACGATGTACATTTTCGTGCCGTCCACCTTGAACGCCACGCCTTCTACCGTGGCCTCCTGGCCAGTCACGCTGGTTGAACTCACCAGCACCGCGCTGGAGACATCCCATGCCGTGGAGAGGTCGTACTGATGCACGCTGCCGGAGCCGGTCATGTACATGCGCGTGCCGTCCGGCTTGAAGAAGATGCCTGTGGGCGCGGTTGTTTCGCCTGAGAGGTCGAACGCCTGCAAGGCCACGGCGGTGGAGATATTCCACGCCGTTCCCAGGTCGTACTCGTTCACCTCAACGCCCGCTATGCCCACGATGTACATCTTCTTGCCGTCAGCACGGAAGAACACATCGTGAGGAGCATCCTCTTGCACCGTCACATCGAGGGCTTGTACGTGCGAGGCGCTGGAGATGTCCCACGCCGTTCCCAGGTCGTATTCGTTCACCTCGTCGTCTTGGAAGCCGACGACGTACATCTTCGTGCCGTCTGGCTTGAAGAAGATACCGGCGGGGCTGGTCTCCTCTGTTCCGATGGCAAGGGTGCGGGTGAACCCTGCGGTGGACACATCCCATGCCGTGGTGAGCGTGTACTGGTCTACGGCGTTGTCAGCATCCTCAGCGACGTACATCTCCAACCCGTCCGGTTTGAAGAAGACGCCTTTGGGGGTCGCGCCCTGTGCTGAGATGTCTTTGTCCTGGAGAGCAACAGCGGCAGCCGCGTTCCAAGGGTCACGGCCTGAACCAGATGGTGCCAGGAAGTCAACAGGAGAAACGAAGGCAAATAGTGCGTTATGGCCCGGTACGAACCGGGTGATGATGCCCCTCTTGATGCCAATCAGTCCGTCGTCTCTATCAGGCCCAACCAGTGAGACCACCGCCTGCCTGCCAACCTGATATTGGTAGACGGCAAGTCCTGACGAGATGTAGGACGAGCCGCGCCACGTTACGGCACCCTTCCCATTGTCACGGTGCGTCGGAAGCGACAACTCTGTTTCCACGAACTTCGTGTTATCAAAGTCGTGGGCGAATAACCCATAAGGAGATGCCACATAGATGATGCTTTCACCACCTGCGTCCTGGTAGGTGAACATCTGTGAGACGGGAGAGAGGATATGGTCTCCTCCGTCATAGGGCTGCACTGGCAGCAGCGCATCCTCAACAACTCTGTACACCTCATAAGTAAGCGGCCCGTCAGTAGGATCAAACGTTGTTGAGCCGCCTTCGACCCAGTTTTGGGTCGTACGCGCTGCGGAGTTGAAGATTTGCACCCGTGTGTCATCGCCGTCTGGGTCAGCCGTTCCAATAAAACCATTTACCGCGCGCTCTGTCGCATCTACAACACGGACGCGATGGCTGCCGTCCCTGATCGTGCTCGTGAATTGCGCGGCGGTGTCGTCGAGCGCGGCAGACCCATTTGTTTCCACCGCCGAGACGGTGCCCGATTCTGTCAGCACTGGTTCCAGACTGGTCACGTAGGCGAGTTGCCCATCGAGGTCAATGAAGAATAGCTTTTCGTCCCACAGCACAGTCCTCCATGCTGCGACAGGAAGTCTTCCCCAAGTGCTGCCGTCTGTCGTGTACCTTGTGGAATTAGGAATGGATATGCTGCGTCCAACAAGATACATCGTCCCTTCAAGCCGGAGACTCATCAACCCAGATTGCCAAATCCCAGCAGGAGTCAGCGTTGCTGAAGCGGGGTCTATCCAATCATCGGCATTATTATTGTACTCATGCACCACTGTATCGGCCCCACTCGTTGTATCAACCCATACACCAAAGATGGCATTGTCGAACTCTATCAACTGGAGAGGGCCAACATCAGCGCCGGGGTCGGCGATCTGGGTAGCCAACGGCGGCAGCACCATGTGTCCCTGGTGCGACAGGTTGGCAGTCGAGTACCACACCCTGTCCACCTCGCCAGCACCCTTCATCTTGTTGAGGCCGATGCCCCCACGGAAGTCGGAGAGCGCCAGGGCGGACGAATCGACAGAGCTGTCCTTGGTCGTGTCCCCGATGACCACCTTCGCGGCGGTGTTGGGCACGAGCGTGCGCTGCACCGGACGGCTCAGGGGGAAGAACGTGCCGCCAAGGTAAATCTCGTTCTGATTGACAACGCGACCTGCCATCGGCTCTCCCGCGCCCACCGCCAGCAGGCAGAGGGCAATCAAAAAGACTACTTTCATGCGCCACCTCCGAAGTGGCGCGTATCTTACGACACTATTCGCAGGGGTTGACTACCCGGCCTGCTTTGCTATCCTCCGCCCATGTCTAATCAACTCATATCCCCCGTGTTCAAGTTCGATGACGATGGTCTCCATGTGGAACTCCTGACGGATGGCCGCTGGTTCCGTTACCCCCTGACAGTGCCCTGGGACATCACCTCAGCTGTGGGAACTAATGGAGTTCTCATTTCCGCCTAGCTGACCATCCGCGCCCCAGGCGGTAGGTGAATCGAGTCCTTCGCCCGCTGCGCCAGCACCAACCACGGCTGGCTCCGGGAGTGGTGCGCGTCCTGGTCGGTCGTAGGCCCGCCGCCCTCCGACAGCAGCATCCGTCCCACCGCCCAGTTCACGATGAAGTCCTCGGGCACCTCGGTCGTGCCCGTGTCCGCCGTCAGAAGCGCGGGCTTGTCCCCGCCCAGGAGCTTCAACCGCGCGTACCCCGCCGTCATCCTGCCGCCTGAAGCCAGAATCAGGTCTCCCGCTTCCTTGTCGATGCTCCACAGGTGCGAGGCCAGAGGTGCCCACACCTCTGAGTCGTTGTTCATCGCCACGATGTCGTCGAGCCAGATGGTGCAGGCGCCGATGTCTCCGGCGTAGTCCAGGCCCACGCTGATGATGGCCGTGTCCGATTCAGGGTTCGCCAGCGCTATCCTCACCCGCGTCCATGTATCCGCCACGAGCGTCGGGATGCTGAGGGTCTCCACCGGCGAGGCCACGGAGGCGGTATCGTCCAGCAGGAGTTTCAGGTTGCCAGACGTGACGGCCACCGAGCACTTGATCCAGAACTCGACGTGCGTCATGCCCGACAGGTCGAGGGAGTCGATGGAGTCGGAGATGGAGTCGGCGGCGGAGGCCCCGGCAGCGACGGTTATCTTCAGCGACCCCTTGGAACGCTTGTAGTCCTTGGTATCGACCGCCACGGTGAAGTCGGCGTCCGTCTTCTCGTCCCACGTCCGCCCACAGGTGTGGATGACCTTCGACCGCATGGACGTGCGGTACATGACCCGGTGCACCATCGACAGGCCGGAGGGGATGTCGAACCGCGTTTGACGGCCGTCCGCGTGCAGCGCCGCGTCCTCAACGGGGTCGAAGAACAGGCCGGTGATGTCCTTGATGGCGTCGTTGATGAGGTCGTTGATATCGTTCGGGTCCGTGTTGCGCTCCCACAGCTCAAAGGTGTGGTTGGCGTTGACCGCCGCCGCCGCCGTGGGAGCGATGGTCAGCGTCGTGGTCGAGGCCACGTAGTCCGTGACGCGCTTGATGGCGCCCGCGTTGTTCCCGTCGTGCAGCACGGCCCGCTTTCCGTTGTGCTCGTTGTCCCCTCCCGGCAGGGATGAGTCAACGATGGTGGTCGTCGAGCCGTTGGACGAGGCCGTGCGGCGCTCCATCTTGCCGGTGAGCCGTCCTATGGCCTGGCGAAGGTCTTTGCGGGAAGTGCTCTGCGTGACGGCCATCGGCTATCCCTTCACGCCCGCATAGTAGAGGCGTTCGTTCGTGGACTCGCGCCGCTTGGCCAGATGGGCGCGGAACTCGCGGAGCGCGGCACCGACCTGCTTCCGCTCCTCCAGCGAGGGGGTATGCTTCCCCACCTTCCGCTGCGCACGCTCGTCAAGTTCCGTCAGCCAGTGCTCCAGGGCGTTGGCTGCCATGTCCTCGACCTGCGCCTGGCTCATGCTGGCGTCCACCGGAATCTTGATCTCCCGCGTCACCCCGTGCTTGGCGCTGTGGAACCGGAACGTATGAATACTGATGGCGCCGCCCGTCTCCACGTTCCTACCGCCAGCGGAGGGCGCGAGGTGCACCATCCCGCCAGGCGTCCAGAGGTCATTCATTTGACGCCTTCCTTCCCCGCCGCCGCCGTCCTGAGCGATTTGTCCCACCACTCATCGTAGGCCAGTTGGAGGTACGCCTGCACCGGATAGGGCGTGAGGTAGTCCCGCTCCCGGTAGGTGATCTGGCCGTAGTTGACCATCAGGTTCGCCTCGTCCTCCGTGAAGGTGTAGAACACGTCCACGAGGATGCCGACCGCGTCGGGCCATGGGATGTCGGGATGGTAGTAGACGTGCCGGTTCTTGGTGCCGTCCTTGTTCTCGCAGAAGCGGCCAAGCTTGAAGCCCGCCGAGTGCAGGTGATACCAGAGAACGTTCAGCCTCTCCTCCGTGGCCTTGACCGCAACGTCGAGGTCGTTGTCGTCAGGCAGGAACTTCCCGTCCCGGTAGAGGCCGAGGCACGTTCCCGCGAAGATGCACCAGTCCAAGTCCATGGCAAAAGCCACGTCCGCGAACGCTTCCAACGCCGCGTTGGCAAGGTCTCTGTCCATCTCGACCTTAGTAGTCATCACTCCACTCCTAACCATGCCCAAGTCTTGCTTTGGCGAATGTCATAGACAGTACGTTGGCCTAGCCCCAATTCGGCAGCTAGGGCAGCGGCTCGTTCACCTCCGTACCGGATGCGGCGCACAATGGCCTCGGTGAGTTTCCGCTTCGTAGGAGGGCCAGGAGTTCGTGTTGAGGCCATCCCTCCTAGGCGCATCTGGGCTGGCAACCGGCCTGCTCCACGGCTGCTGTTGCACTTCGTGTGAGCCAGTTGAACATTTTCCCAAGTGTGGGAACCGCCGTGCGAGATGGGAACAATATGGTCAATACTCGCCCCTCGCGAGCCAACAACGCGCTTGCATATCTGGCAGATGTTCCTATCCCTTTCCCGAAGCATCTTGATGCTGATGTACTCGGTTGGGACTTGGTGTCTTCGTGCCCTGCGTATCTCTCGCGAGGCGTTGTCCGATTCGCGCTTTTGTTCCTTGTGTTCCTGACGATAGCGCTTGAAGTAGTCAGGGTGCTGTTCTCGCCACTTGCGGTTGCGCTCACGGGCCGCAGCAGGATTGCGCCTCCGGTACTCACGAACGTATTCTGCTACCTCTTCCTGATGCGCTGTGTTCCAAGCCTTCTGCTTGGCGCGTTGTTCCTCCCTGTGGTCTCGATACCACTGGCGCATGTACTCTAGGCGCTCTTCACGAGTCTTCATCAAATGAAGTTCCGATGAATAGTTGGAGTGGTAGCAGGCTCAATCATTTTACCCTGGGTTACTTCCGCATCGAGGGCAGCGTTGATGGCATTCTGTCTGCACAGCGGCCCGCAGGACTTCTGCGCGTCGAACTCCTCGGAGGCGAGGTAGCCCATCACCTCCCAGTACCGCTCAGAGTGGAAGATGTCCATGAACCGCTGCTCCGCGATGTTCCCGATGTGGAACTTGGCGTAGCGGTCGTTCATCTTGTCGCCGCAGGTCGTTACGAGTCCGGAGCCGCTGATCTGGAGCATGAACTGCGGGCCGCGGCAGCGGTGGTAGGGCCGCGTCATGCCTTCGAGAATCTTGTTCCACATGACGATGACCTGATAGTCAGGCGTGGCGAGCTTCTGCGCTTCCTTCAGCGCGGGAATCATCCCCTTGACCGCCTGGTAGTCCATACCGAGGCTGCCGTCCTCGTCGTCGGCCACGTGCTTGATGGTGCAGGCGTCCACGCCCAACTCCTTGCCCAGCTTGACGAAGGGGATGATCTGGTCGGCGTCCTGTGGCAGGCAGACCATCTGGAGCGTCAACACCGTGTCCAGCCCCTTGCGCTTCTTCAGCGCGACCATGTTTTCGATGTTCCGCACGGTCGTGTCGTAGAACTTGGGCGGCACGCCCATGATCTCGCAGTACCGTTTCTTCTCGCCTGCGGGGAAGTTGATGCGGATGTAGGAGAGGCAGCCCAGCGAGTCCTCCTGGCGCTCAGGCGTGTAGGCGTGGCAGTTGGAGCCCGCCGCGATGTCCAGGCCGATGGCGCGGGCCTTCTGCACGAAGGGCACCCAGTGGCGCGACAGCATGGACTCCCCGTCCGACAGCAGGGAGACGGCCTTCACGCCGATGGCCTTGGCGTCGTCCAGGAAGTCCGACAGCACGGGCCAGGTCAGCTCGTGCCGCTCGTTCTCCTGGAGCATCGCGTAGCAGAAGCCGCAGGCCGCATCGCACTTGCGGGTGAGGGCCATGTCGATGGTGACGGGCGCGATTCTCTCGCCGCGCCGCCATGCGTCCACCCTGTCCATGTGGTGCGGCAGCTTGTGCCCGTCCATCATGGCGAGTGCGGTTGAAGGCCGCTCAATCTGGTCAACCATGACTTACCTCGTACCGCGCCTCATCAGGTAAGAAATACCCACGAAGCGCAATGTTGTATTGCATCGCATCGAGCAGACGTTTCAGATCTTCCCACTGAAGCTCATAGGAGAACTCGGTGTAGGTATGGCTCCTGAGACCGAAGACCTGCTCGACACGAGCGATGATCTTGTCACGGCACTCCGCGCAACGGTAGGGGAGAACGCATCGCTCAAGTGTTCCCTCGGTATCACGACCACACTCCACACAGTCGAACCTTCCCATCACACCTTCACTCCTCGCATCTTCACCCTGACCTGATTGATGTCGCCCTTCGGCTCCAGGAACACGTCGATCGGCCCGACCTCGCGGTGCAGGCGCTTCTCCAGTTCCAAGAGTGTGTGGCCGCGCTCGACCGTGAGCATCGGCGCCTTCGTCCGCAGGGTGAGCCTGTCACCGCGCAGACTCACGAACTCGAAATCTTCAGGCAGCCTAGAAAGGACTTCCGGCAACGACGCGCTCATACCGCTCCTCTCTCGGTGGGGCCTTACGCCCCAAGATTCGGCAGACCTCTTCCACGATGTCGTCCGCCGTGGGATACCACGCGCGTTCGTAGGCGCGGGACACCCCCAGCGGCTTGAACGGCGGGGCAACGATGCCTCGCCAAGGACGGCGCGGGGCCATGTCCACCATGACAGCCGCCATGCGGCCAAGGTCAACCGAAAGGCCCATGTCCTCGTAGGGAACGATGTAAGGGTCGTATCCAATCGCCTTGAGGCGTTCCTTGGCTTCCACGGCTTCGATGATGGTGTCACCGATGGTGACGATAGTCACGCCAGCGCGGCCCTCTAGGTCTTGGGTGGCCACATCGTGCCGCTCATAGAGGCGGCGCGGCTCAATGATGACCACTGGATGCCCCGCCTCAAGCGCGCGGCCCATATGCCGCTCGTAACTTGCACCGCTGGCGGGAATCAGCACCTCGACGCCCGGTATCTGGGCCAGCAGATTGTGGAACGACTGGCTGTGTACCGGCCCCTGGCCCCAGCCACGGCCCACGACGCACCGCATGACGAACGGCAGCGGCTTCCCACGGAGGAACGGCAGCTTGGCGGCGGTGTTGATAAGGTGCTCGAAGCTGAAGAGCGAGAAGTCCGCCCGCGTGTGGACGAGGATGGGCTTCCAGCCCTCCATCGCCAGCCCGACGCAAGCACCCGTCAGCATCGCCTCTGAGATAGGCGCTTCGATGCACCGCTCAGGGAAGCGGCGGTACGCCTCGGTGGTGGTGTCGAATACCCCATGAGTGGTCGTGACGTTCTGGCCGAGCAACACGACCTTCGGGTCGCGCTCCATCGCTTCGACCATTGACTGGCTGATGGCCTGGCTATAGAGCATTGACCACCTCCGGCCAAGGCGCGGCGAGAGCCTTCTCGAATGCTTCCTCGATGCGCCGGTCAATCTCAGGGAACGACAGGTCTTTCACCTTGTCGCGCCGCTGGGCCTCGAGGAGTTGGTGGTAACCCTCCAGGCCGGTGTTCCAGTTCCAGTTTGGGCCGACGTGTTCCCGCCAGCGGTGGGTGCTGACCTCGATGAAGGCGGGGAGGGACTTCAACGCGGACTGCACGTTTTCGCACACGTCGAAAACCTCGCTCACCTCCGCCGTGAAGGCAGGCACGAAGCCCTTGACCCGCTCGTGGATGGGCATGATGGGCTGCCTGGCCTCCAGCCACGTGTCCGTAGCCAGCCGGTTGTTCTCGCACACATACAGTAACCTGAGCCGGTGCGTAGCAGCAAAGTTCAGCGACTCCCAGAACTGCCCCGACTCCACAGCCCCGTCACCGAAGAACACGCACGTCACTCTAAGAGAGTTCTCCAGCTTGGCAGCCAGCGCGGAGCCGGTGGCAAGGCTGATGGCGTCCCCCACGATGGGGAAGCCTCCCATGAAGCCCACGGACTCGTCCACGAGGTGCATCGAGCCACCGCGCCCCTCCGTGCAGCCCGTGGCCTTGCCGTACAGCTCCGCGATCATCGCATCGAGGTCGCCGCCCATTGCCAGGTAGACGGCGTGGTTGCGGTGACCGGCGAAGACGTGGGAGCCCACCGGCAGGCCCATGCAGACCCCCACGGCAGCGCCCTCGTGGCCGATGCTGAGATGAACGGGCGTCTGCATCCTGCCATCCGGCCCCTGGTCGTAGCGGGTGGCAATGGCCTCGTCCGTCCTGCGGCAGAGGTACAGCACCTCGTCGGGCGTCATTTCGGCCACCTCAGCAGGGAGAGGAGGATGCCGACGCCGATGAGCAGGCGGCGGCTCTTGGCCCCCGGTGCGGTTGCCTCCTCGGTGCCGCCCATTCCGACGCCTGGTGCAAGCAGACCCAACATGCCGCCTCCTTAGTCCTTGTACGTGATGATGGCCCCAGCCTGGTTCGCTCCGGGGCCAGCCGTGCCCGCGCCGACCGCGGTGAGCACCCGGACGATGAGCGCCACCGTGAAGCCGATGCCCTGAGCAGGCGTGGGGATGACCACCCCCGCCACGTCCGAGTCGGCATTCGCGGGGATGGGGAAGTTCACGGGTGGGGCAGCCGTTCCCGTCGCGGTGCCGTTGTACATCCCGACCCACAGGGGGGCCGTGCCCGCGTTCCAGAAGTACATCCCGTAGACCGTCACGGGGCCGGTGCTGACCGTCTCGTGCGACTCGTCCAGGTCAACGGAGTGGAATATCTTTGCCCCTCCCGCGGAGCGGGTGACGACGCCGACGTTCCCGATGGTGGCCGTTCCCGCTGGCAGGGCGCTCGCCACGTCCACGTCACCGATGTTGGCGGTGCCTGCGGCCAGCTTCCCTATCTGCGTTGCGCCAGCGCCAAGGATGATGATGCCGACGT